GAGATCGCTCAGTGTCTCGTGGGCTCGGAGATGTGTATAAGAGACAGTCCTAATAATTCGTTTGCTCTTTTGATGATCTTGTCCACCGGCAGCGCGTTGACGCACCTGTCGGGACACCCGTAGTGGTCGGTGCCCGGCACCTCGCGGTGCAGGACGACGTTGCCGTGCCGGTTGCCGCTGGCGTCGTGCCAGAGGGTTTTCCACCCATATCGGCGGGCGATGTCGGCGCACAGTCTGGCGCTGGCCTCGACCTCCGCGTCGGTGACGGGGATTCCGCCCATGCCGCCCTCGTGCTCGATGGTGATGCCGGAGCAGTCGGAACGCCAGTTGGCGTCGGCCCACGAGCCGTTCGCCTCGTCGACCCACTGGTAGATGTCCCCATTGCCGCCGACACCGTAATGGCTGGCGGCGCGGAAGCTGGAGCGCATGAAGCACGAGTCCGTGCCAGCCAATCGGCCGACCATGATGTGCAGGGTGATGTGGTCGACATGCAGGCCATTGCGCCCCTGGTAGTGATTCGGGCTGCCGCGCCATTTCGCGAAGCTTGCGCCGGTCATCAGACGGTACCGCCCGGCTCGAGATCAGCGTCAGCTGCCGTGGTGTCGGCGGTGGCCGTGGCGGTGTCCGTGGCGTCCTTCGGCTCGGTCCTGGCCACGGCGGAAGCGGCGCTCAAGGCCGCGCTCTTCGCTGCGCTGATGCCATTGACCACGCCCTCTTTCTTCAATGCATCCACGAGCTGCTGGCCAGCAAGGCTCGCGCTGGTGATGTTCTGGTTCTTCCACCAGCCGTAAATGGTTCCGGCGATGCCGATGACACCGAAGATTGAAGCGCTGACCTGCTCGTTGGTGAAAGGCAGCGGATTGATGCCGGCCAAGGACAGGCCGGCGTTGACCAGAGCGTAGAGCGTGACCACGATGGTCACTCCGGCCTTGACACGCTCGGCTGTCAGACCAGGCAGATTACTGGTTGTGGTGTTTTTGGTGGCATGGTCTGCCATGATTGCCTCCTTCAGGCATAAGGAAAGGCCACCTCCGTGGAGATGGCCTTGAAAAATGATTGTCAGCGCAGGTGCGCGCCGTGGTTGAAGACGAGGACGAGCGCACAGAGGATGCAGAGGATGCCGATGGACGTCATCGCTCCTCCAAGGTCTCGGGTGCGACATCCGCGCGCAATTCGTCCGGTAGATGCGGCTTCGGATGACGTTTGAGGAATTCCGGCTCGATGATCTCGCAGAACAAGCCAAGCCAATGGAAAAGGTCGCGGGTGTAGGCCGTGAGCGTGAAATACTTCCGCTGCTGCGATTCCAGATGCTGTATCTGCTCCTCCTGCGATTCGACCTGCTCGCGCAAAGGCTTGATGACCGAATCGGTCAGAATGTCGCAGGCTTGGGCGGCTATCTGCGCAGTGTCCTTGCGACGGCTGGAGATGGCGCCGATGATGGCTCCGACTCCTCCGCCGCCGACCAGTGCGACGATCACCGCCGTCCAGAATTCCTGGCTTGAGAAGAGGTCGAGCGGTGGCATCAGTCCTCGGCTCCGTCACTGCGCCATGTCTTGATTTCGGTGACTTGTGCGAGCTGGGTGGCGGTGATGGTCTCGCTGTCCTTGGTGTCCATGTCCGCGATGGTGACCTCGGTGGCCTGCCGGTCCGTGAAGGTCGCGGTGACGCCACGCTGATAGTCAGTCCATGTCTCGCCGTCAGCGTCCTTGTGGTCGAATGTCAGGCCCAAGCGCAAAAGCTGGTAGACGATGCCACTCTTGGGTGGGCGCAGGTCGAGGATGCCGTCCTGCACGTCGGCAGCGGCGGCATTGGTAGCGGTGGTTTCATCGGTCATTTTTCCTCCTTGTGTTATCTGGTCACGATTTCGCGGCCGTCGATGTAAAGCTTGCCCGCGGCCGGTCCGGTGGCGAGCGTATGGTTCCCTGCCCATTTCAGGCTCCAACCCGCGGCGGATAATCTCAATCCCCAGCCCTGGTCGTTGGTGAACTGCAGGCCGCCGGCGCCGATGGAGATCTTGCCGTATTTCACGGTCTCGATGTTCAACCCACCCGAAGCCGAGCATCCGATGCTCGACCCGTCCGGAGCGGTGATGCCGACGCCGGACTTGCCCACCTGGATGTGGTAGGTCTTCGACGCGTCGGCGGTGGGCTGGACGGTGATGTTGATGCCATCCTGCGAAAGCGACAAATAGCCACCGCCGGTGCCGTCATCACCAGTCACCTGGAATCGATGCTGATTGATGCGCGTCAGGAGATTGCCAGAAGCGTCGAGCAGGTCGAAAGTGCCGTTGGTGTTGACGAGCGCGGAAACGCCGGTGAACTTGCCGTTTGACCGTTTGCCGACGCGCACACCGGACGCGGTGAAGTTGATGCAATCCTCAAGGCTTCCGACGCGGGATTGCGCGTTGGTCGCGTGCGAGTCGGCGGTGTTGGCCTTGTTCTGCGCGTTCTGCGTCTCCACCTTGGTTGCGAACTTCACGTCCAGGCTGTTGTTGTTCTGGGTGATTTTCGACGAGATTTCCTGCGTGACACCGGTTTTCGTCGCATACGTGCTGGCGACAGTGCTGGTGACGCTGGCCTTCGCGGCCGTGATGTCCGACTTCGTGGCAAGCCCGGAACCGTCAGAACCTTGATAGTTCTGCACGACACCCAAGGCCACGCTCTTGGCCGTCTGGTCGACATACGACCTTGTGCTGAGCGTGTCGTAGGCGAGGTCCTGCGCGGTGCCCGACGTGGGCTCCGCGTCCTGTATCCTCGTGCCACCGCAATTCGGCCCATCCTGCCACGACTTGTAGTTACCATGCAGCGTGTAATGACCATTCCAGTACGCCCATGGCAGGTACGCCCAGATGTCGCACGTGGTGGAGCTGAACGCCATCACCTTGACCTTGACATCGTCGGCGTTGCGGATGCGGCTCACGGAGACGCCGAAAGCCCTCGTGGCGGACGCTGACTGCTGCCATCCGTCCTTGACGAAAATCTCGAACTCCGCGTTCTGGGAAGCCTGGCCGTTGTGCCCGTCGCCGGAGTACACGTGGATCAGGACGCTCGAATCGTCCCCATTACTGGTGAGATAGCCGAGTTTCACCCACTTCGCCTTACCCGCCGCGCCGGTCAGCGTGAACGTGCGGGTCGCGCTCTTCCTCAACGCCTCGGTCGCGGTCTGCGTCGTGTAGGTGTTCGCGACTTCGCTTTTGATCGAGGACGCGCTTTGGCTGATATTGGACTGCATTTCCGCCTTGGTCGGATAATCGCCCTTCGGCTGATACGACTGCGCCACCGAGGTTTTGAAACCACTCAGAGACTGCTCCAAGCTGCTGACGCGGCTCACGTCGGCCTTGCCGTCGATCTTCTGCGACAATGTCGTATTGATCTTGTCGGCCTTCTGGGACACTTGGCTGATGGTGGTCGTGCTGCCCTGCGCGGTCTTGGCGACCTCCTGCACCTTGCCTGTGATCTCGTTCGCCTTCTGCGTCAAGGCACTGGTGGTCGCATAGCTGCTCATACCACTCTTGGACTGGTACTTCTCCGCAACCTCACTACGAATCTGCGAAGCCGCCTGCGTCAAACTGCTGTTGGTCGCATAGTCTCCGGCCGACTGGAGGTCGGACGGGCAAGGACTGTATTCGGTCGGCCGGGAGCCAAGCTCGAACTTGAAATCCTTGAACTTGACCTGATACGCGGCGGATGCCGGTCGCAGTCCGATGTGAGACTGGTCGAAGATATCGACCTTGCCGGTGTTCTTCGCACTGGTGTTGCTGTAGGTTACCCACAGTCGTATCCACTGTTTCGCGGGGATGGAGCAGGCGGCGACGCCATTAGTAGTAGTAGTAGGCTGCACCCCTCCTCGCCAGCCATCGTTGTCGTTGCCGTTCCACGCGGCTACGGATTCCGGCATGTTGTTTATGTCCACGACGACCGTGGCGGCGATTTCGCTCCACACGTCGAACGAGATGACGCACTGGCGGCCATACGGTGTCTTCAGATGGGTGGCGTATCCCGGAGTGACACTCGCGCCCCACGTGGCGTTCGCGTTGGTCGGAACCGTGCCGGTTATCACGCCGGACGAATCCTTGCTCGCATTGGACAGGCTGATGTTGTATGGGTTTGATTTCGGGCAGAGGTTCGTCCCGCCGATCTGCAACGAGTTGAAATCCGTCTTAGTGGTATAAGTTTCACTAACAGTCGTCTTGAATCCATTTAGATTCTGTTCCACAGTAGAGGCTTTGGACAACGCATTACTGGCTGTAGTGCTTACCTGACTGATAGTGGCCTTATTGCTGTCAGCGGTATTCTTAGCTTCATTGGCTGTCTTGACGGTCGCATTGAGTGTCTTACCCTGTTCAGTGATCTTGGTCGAAAGACCGTTGGCGGTCTGTTCTACACTTGTCGCCTTATTGAGGGCGCCAGTGGCGGTCTGGGAGACTTTTGATACTTCGGCGGTGATGCTGCCGGAGGTCTGCTTCAGCGCGCTGGTCGTGGCGTAGGCGGACATTCCGTCTTTGGTCTGGTAGGTCTTCGCGACAGTGGATTTGAAACCGTCGAGGTTCTGTTCGAGCGAGCTCACGCGGCTCACGGCTCCGTCGGCGGTGGTTTTGACCTGTGAAATGGTCTGCTTGTTACTGTCAGCGGTCGACTTGGCCTCGTTCGCGGTCTTTGTCGTGGCATCCAGCGTCTTGCCTTGGGCGGTGATCCTGGTGGACAGGCCGTTGGCGGTCTGTTCCACCGTAGTGGATTTATTCATTGCAGACGTAGCGGTCTTAGAGACTTCGGTTACCTGAGCGGTGATAGAGTTCGCAGTCTGGGTCAGAGAACTGTTGGTGGCATAGTCTCCGGCGGGTTGAAGGTCTTCAGGGGCGGGTGACCAGTCAGTGGGCTTAGTGCCTTTTTCGAGTTTGATATGCCCCTTCTGATTGGTCGGGAAGGATGCACGCATATAGGCGGCATTAGTCGGGACAGTCAGGATTCTTGACCATGGTGCAGCAAGATTAGTCATCGCGCCAGTCGGTCGGCTGATGAACTTCTTATCCATATCATAGAATGCCACGCTCACATATGTATTGCCTTCGACCTTGATGTCACTGGAAAGCACATAAGCAGCTTGAGCAACAGACACATAGGCTGAAGTCCAATGCGTTCCCGTATCAATAGAGCCGGAGTCACCACTCGTGTCGATTCGTCCGGCTACGCCACCCGACAGCACGATACGATTCGTTCCACCGATAGAGAGATTTGCAAATTCTGTCTTAGTGGTATATGTCTGGCTGACAGTCGTCTTAAAACCATTCAGATTCGCTTCGAGATTCGTCGCCTTATCGACGGAGCTCTGTGCGGTCTTCGCGGTCGAATTGATACTGGCGGTCAGGGAATCCGAAGTGGCCTTCAGGCTCGTCTGAGTCGCATACGTGGCGTCCGCCTGAGACTTCGTCGCATAATTCTTCGACAGGTTCAAAGACACCACGTCGGCGGTCTGCTGGGCCTTGGAGGCGGCGGTCACGGCGCCGGCGGCGGTCTGCTTGACCGAGGACAATGAGGAGGATAGTCCGTCGCTTGTGGCCTTCAACTCCGCCTTCGTGGAATACTTCTCGTCCGAGGCCTTCGCGGTCTGATAATCCTTGCTCAGGGTCGCGCCGAACCCATCCGCTGTGGCCTGCGCCTTATTCGCGGCGGTGACGGCACCATCGGCGGTCTGCTGCGACCTCGTGATATTCGCCTGCAAGCCGTCGGCGGTGGCCTTCAGCTCCGTCTTCGCGGCATACTTTTCATCGGCATCGGCGGTGGTGGTGTAATTCTTGCTCAGGTTCGCGCTGATGCTATTGGCGGTCTGCTCCACCTGCGAAGCCTTGCTCATGGCATCCGAAGCGGTCTTCGTATTCTGCGTCACCGTCGAGCTGAGGCCGGTCACGGTCTGCTGCAAAGAGGTCAGGCTCTTGACCGTGACCTGGCCATCCGAAGCCACACCCTCGATGCGCGTGGACAATTCGCCCAGCTTCGTCGTGTGCCCGTTGACGGTCGTGGTCACGTCACTGATCTGCCCGGCCAGCCGGTCGCCCTTGTCGCTCGCGGCCTGAGCCTTCGCGTCCACGTCGGCGATGCTCTTGTCCAAGGCGGCCTTGTCGGCATCTACCTTCTGCGACAGTTTGCCACCGGCGGCCTTGACCTGATCCGCTTTTGCATCCACGGCGGCGATACTGGATTTGAGCGCCGTCGTCTGCGATTCAAGGTCATTCTGCGCTTTGTCAGCCTTCGCGTCAACCTTGGCGATGGCCGCATCCGTGGCCTGCTTGTTCGCGTCCACCTCTGCCTGAAGGTCGGAGCGCACCTTGTCGGCCTTGGCTGCGGCATCCTGCGCCTGCTTGCGCGCGTCGTCGATGCCCGCCTGCGCGTCCTGGCGGATCTGTTCGCCCTTGGCGATCGCCTCGTCGGCCTTCGCAGCCGCAGCATCCGCCTTCTGCTCCATGTCCGCCGCAGCATCGTTCAACTGCTCCATGTCAACATCCCGTTCGACCACCAAAGTGATTCGTTCGGACTCTTCGGACATGTTCGGACTGGGATTGCCCTGCTCGTCGCGCGCCGCATCATATGCGACCGCGTAAACTTCGAGAATCGTGCCCTCCGCATACTCGTTCGAGAGGATTGTTCCGGCGCAGTTCAAATCACCCAACGATTCGACCGTGCCGGCATTGACGGCGAAAACGCTGATATGGTCGAAATCGGCTGGCACGCCGTCATGCAACGTGCCATCCCAAGAGACGAGCACGCGGTTCACGGTATTCACCGCAGACAACCCCGTGGGCTTTCCTGGAACGGTGGTATCTCCAATCCATTTGGTCACACCACCGTTTGAATCGGAATTGACGTTGCCGCCGATCCACGTCTCGCTGCCATCGCCGTTGTCAACGGACAGCATTCCGGAAATACGTGTCACATTCGCGTTCGACTGGCGTAACGCCGCGTCGGCCAACAGCAACGGCAGCGAAGCGTCATCAGGACGCAATTCAGTATGGATAGCCAAAACATACCCTCCAAGTTATTCCACAGGTTCGCGAACGGGATCGAACTTCAACGTCACCTTCCCGCTCTCGTCGCCGCTCATTTGCATGAGACGCATCGGATACACGCCATCGGGCCAGTCGGGGAAACCGTCGATGGCGATATCGAACATCTCCCCCGGCCAGAACGAGCCGAGCGGATGCAGCGGCATGCCGGATTCGTCGCAATCATTCACGTTAATCTCGCCGGACAGTTGAGCCAATGGGTGACGGTTCACCGACAACATGCCTTTCGCCGCGCTGTCCAAAAGATCGTAGGTCTTCGAGTCGCTCGATGACAACGTGGCCTCACGGAGCGGCCAAGGGTCGCTGACGCTGGTCAATGACAAGTCCTCGGCCAAATCGCACATCGTGCCGGAATCCGAGCCGGCACCAGTCGCATACACGCGCATGTATGGTGCCGCATGGTCAATCTCCACGTTTTCCAACGTGCCGCCATATGGCGAACACGACAGGCTCAGACGCTTGTCCTGATTCAAATACACGTCGCCGTCCGACCCGGCGAGGAACCGGAACCGGATATGCTGCGTATCCGAAAGGTACGGGCGGAACTGCATGTCCGGCCCACCATCGACGTTCGCGATGTTTTTCAGAATATCCGAAGCGCGATGGTTCGATACGTTGAAATCCGCGTATTCCGCAACCGTCTGACGAGGAAGAATAGTCTTATGCGGACCATCGGTCGAAGTCGCGCTGCCAGTCTGATTGCCTTTTGCGTCGAACGAAAACACAGTGGTGGTCGTGGTCACGGTCCGCTCCGAATAATCCTCGTAGTTCTTCGTCACGGTCTTTTTCGTCACTGTTGTCTGCGATATCGTGATCGTCTTGGTGATCGTATGATTCTTCGTGACCTTGCCTTTGCGCGTCTCATACGTGTACGGTTTCGTCTCCGTCACCTTCTTCGTCTTCTTTGCCACATGCTGTTCCGTGATCGTGGTCGTATCGCCATCCACGACGGTTTCCACGTATCCGTCAGCGGTGTTTACGCGCTTTTTGCTCTTGCGTTTCGGAGCGTTCTTATCGCCGCTCGCCCCATCGGAGGGCAAAGAGTGCGTGCCTGTCTCGCCCAGATACGGCAAGTCGATAGGCAGTTCGCCTCCCGGCTTGTATGACGTGCATTGGCGTATCACCTCACAGGCCAGAGCACGCCAGCTCAGGTTCTCCCAACGGAACACCTGCTTCGACGTGTGCCCGGCATCCTTACCAAACGCATCCTCATGCACCAAGTACCGGTCGTTCAACAATCCCATCATCGACACGTAAGGCACGCTCACGTCATGCCACGACGATTTGCGCACGCCCAACGCGCCAGCAAGGATCGGACGCCCCATCGAAACGGGATCGTCGGACGGACTCTTCCAAAACAGAACTATGCCCCGCTTATACGGCTGTAGCGCTGCGGCACGGGCAGCCGGAGTATCGCCGGGTATCTGGCTCCAAGGCAATTCCATGCCAGACAACTCATCATCGCCAACGCCCTTGCCTTGCGCTGTTGTGCTGAAACTTGAATCGCTCACGGTCATCGACCACGAGAACGAGGGAACGTCAAGCCGTTGCGCCAACAGCCCCGTCATCGTGTCATACAGGTAGGCGATCCAAGTCAATTCGCGGCTCCCCTATCCCACACCTCAAGAATACGAGGAGAATACGTCTCGTTCTTGTCCGAATGGCAGATGAAATACACGTTCTCGCCCCACGCGACACGGTGGTTGCGGGTACGAACCGTGTGACGCCCTTTGCTGACGTGGACAATGCAACTGATCTGCACCGGCTGCCATGCGCGCGACACTTGGAACTGCCCTCCAGAATTAGGCACGTCCGAGCCATCCAGTTGGAAGCACACGAACCAGCACGCCATCTGCGTGGCGTCCTCGGTAGGCTTTTTTGGATTATCATGACGACAGGCGCAGGCGGTCGCACGATACCTCAGTTCGATAAGCCTGTCGGTCGGCACGTCGAACGTCACCGACTCGTCCGTATAATCAACCACGGTGGACGAGAAATTCGCAGGCCCCTCATAACGCCGCTCATAATACGCCAGACGTCCCATCGAAGCGGAATACGGAATCGCATAATCCGCGCTGTCGTTCGCAGTGGCCGAACTCGTGGATGTCATCGAAGCCGGAACCCTCATACGCCGCAACACCGTACAGCCAGCCGGAACAGCCGGTGCCACAGGATTCGCGGAAGGGGTGCCCTGTGTCACACCCACCGTCACAAAATTATCGGAATCCCTATATTCAACCTGATTGTGGGCCTGAACCCAAACCACGTCGATACGTGGATTCGACGGATCGCCGGCCCTCGTAGCTGGAGTCTGGCCTCCCTCAAAATACGCGAGCGTCTTGCCGTCTGAATCGCCACGTGAACACACGGCGACACCGGCAGAAACGTTATACCGCAAGTCACTGCGTCCAGTCACTTCCAGTCCAGTGATGATGCCAGTGTTTGACCATTGCGCACCCAACACCTTGCGATGCGCCAACGGAGTGACGCCAACGCCATTCGTATTCGGGCTCACGCCCAAAGCGGTAGTCCCCATAAAAACTCCTTACATGAACGTGTCACGTACGCGGCAATTCACGTACCCGCCGCCGTAACTACTCAAAACCACATTCACCGAACCAGACGGCGGAATCGTTGGAAAGCCGCGAGAAGTCAGATAACGGGAAATGTCCAAGCCATCCATCGTCGCGGTACGTGAACGCGAATCCAAAATCAAGGACACACCATCGACGGGGTGTGAACACGCTATCGACTGCTGGGTTCCAGGAAAATCTAACCTGACGCCATCGGGCATGTTGCCCACGACTTCAAACACCGGGTATGCGCGAGACGTTCCATTGTTCGTCAACACGGCAACATTCGACGTGCCGCCGCTTGTCTTCAACCCGTAAGCCAACGGGTATTGAAGACCGGTGGGCGAGCTGAGGTTGCTTCCGTACCTCAATCCGCCGCCTGCCATCGATGCGGTCAACGAACCCAATTGGCATACGGATTCGACTGAACTCAATATTTCAGGTCGTTCGCAGGTGACGGTGATCGTGCAATCATCCAACCATCCGTCGCGAGCATACTTCGCAGACGCTTTCACAGTGGCACGTCCCGTTGTGTAACAGTCGTAGCCAGCATCCCTCAACCGGAACCGCACCTTGCTATGCGCACACACACGACGAACCCTATTGAGAAGCCTTACGACACCCTGACGGTCATGCGCCGACACAACGAAATGCAACGTCAACACGCGAGCGGAATACAGGATATCCGAAGCCCACACATCATGCGCGCCATCACCCTGACCCCGCTCGCTCATGACCGTCTTGTCATCCGGTGTCTCGAACCAACCCTCGACGCCATCCTCGCCGATCAGGAGAACATCGTCACCGGGATTCGCATTGCCGCCACCATCGAACGTCAACGTTTCCGTCCCGTTCGACAGTTCGACCAGTTCAGGCAAATCACTCAACGCTGATACCTCCTAGCCTCGGCCAACGCGTTACGATGCAATATCGGCGCGGCAACATACAGATCGTCATTGCTTCTTACGACCTTCGTGTTGAACGTCTGATTGACAGTCGTTCCAGTGCTTGCGGGAACCTGAACGTTGACCTCATACAAGCCTGACATCATCTTCTCCACACGGCCGCCAGCCGCATACGCGCTACGACTCATATCAACCGCACTACGCGCATACGACGTGCGGGCCTGCGACACCGCCCTGTCCAAATCGCCGGTAGCGTTCAACACGTTCAGGAAATTCGGGCCGACAGTACGGTCAAGCTTGCTTACCGCAGCGGCACGAATAACATGCTCGCCATTCGACAGCCACATTGGAATCGAATCAGACGTGCCAGTACCCGGACCGCTGATACGACCACCAGTAGCCTTGCCGGCATTCGCAATACCCCTAGCAACAACAGACGCATCAAGCGTCACACTCTTGCTTTGAATGCTGTTCCACTGCCCAGCGAGACCTGCAACATCATCATATCCGGTCGTGGAAGCGTCAAGACGACTTCCCCACCATGTAGGCACGGAGACAATCTGGTTTTTCGCATCAACCGCCACAGCAGACGTATTGCCAATACCAGCGAAAAGCGTAGGCCAATTACGAGGCACATTCTCAATATTGCCATTCGCTATCTGCGCTATAATACTAGCCCTATCAACAGCGTCGATCAGCGTTGGAGCACCCTGACGGACACTGTTCACCGAAAACTGCGCGCTATCGACACCGCCCTGCGTATTATCAGCTGCCGTAATAGGAACATCCACAGGCGTCTGCTCGACGGTATACAGATTATTCTTCGCACTATCAACACCGGATTGCGTCTTATCCAAAGCATCGATGAGAATCTGAATCTGAGCGTCGGTCAACCCACTGTCACGAAGCTTCTGCTTGACGGCATCCAACTTCGGGCCAGCCTCATCCTTGGCGAGGATATTGATCTCAGCCTTCGTCAGACCGAACCCCTTAGCCAAAGCCGTAGCGTTCTTGATCTTATCCGAAGCGTTATCCTGAGCGTCAAGAAGAATCATCAAATCCTTTTCGCTCGCACCACCCATGAGCGCCTTCACGGCACCGGCCAACTGGTCGAAACTCGTTATGTTACCCTTCTGGACGAGATCAAGAATGATTTCCTTCTGACCTTTGGTCAACTCAAGCTGGTCGATATAATCCTGAACCTGAGCCTTCACCGAATCCATGTTCGTCAGATCGAACTTCGTGGACACGTTATCGGGAATAAGCCCCATCTGGTCGGCGAGCGCGGCTGCGGCGTCGGCTGACATGCCGCACTGTTCGGCCATCTGAATGATTTCCTGACGGGCGGAATAGACGGCGTTCTTGGCTTTCTGGTTCGCTTCGGCGCTGCCGTTGCCCGCGTAGATGATGTTCTTCGCGGCCAGTAAAGCGCTGTTCGCGTAATCGGCCATCATCTTGCGGTTGGCCTGGGCGTTTTTGCTGTTGCCTTCCAGTTCGTAGTTGTTGGCTGCGAGGGATTCGGACAGCAGGTTGAGCTTGTCGGAGGCCAATGCCGAAACGTTGGCGACGCTATCGGCGCTGCCAATCCAATCGGACGCCACTTTCATGCCTTTTACCCATTCGGTGTGGGAGTCTTCGAGTACGCCGAGCAGACGTTCGGCGGCTTCGGCCTGCTGTTCGTTGGCGTTCACCATCTGGCCGTTCGCGCCCATGACCCACTGCTGGTCGTTCTTGATGTCCTCAAGCTTCTTATGCATCTTGTCATAGGCGTCGTTCGTTCCGGTCGCGGCGGAATTCAATTGTTTGACGCTGATGCCGAGAGCGTCAGCCGCCTTGGACGAATCCTTGAACGGGCTGACCCACTTCGTGATGCCGCTAAGACCCTTCTCGATGGCATTGCCGTTCGGGAGCTTCCAACCGTAATCATTGTCGGTCCAATTCTTCGAAACGGTTTTCTTGGCTTTGGAAACAGCCGTGGAAGCGTCCGCTGCGCCGCTTTGAACGTTCTTGAACGAGTCGGCGACGGTCCGGTTCACCGTCTGCGTGTGCGCGGCGGCATCATTGTACGAGCTGATCGCACTGCCCGCCAGGCTCAACGCCGTGGTCGCGCCGCCAATGGCGATGCCAACAGGCCCGCCAAGGAAATCGACCACGCCACTCAGGGCGGTCTTCAGCAAACCAGTCTTGCGGGTGGCTCCCTCAGCCGCCTCGCCGACGCCACGAACCAAGCCGGTGGAACCAGCGCCAGCGGCGACGCCAGTGACGGTGGAAGCGCCGGCCTGCGCACGATTCATGCGATTCAGCTTCGCAGTGGTCTCGTCGGCTGCGGCTCCCATCTGGCGGATATTCGAAACCTCGCCGGTCAGCACGCCAGCCGTCTGACCGGACTTCAAACGAGCCATAGCCCGAACCAGCTCGCTCATACTGATCGCAGTCTCCTGCGAGGTGATGCCCAACTGGCTCAAAGTCTTCCGATATTGCAACGTGGATTCGATGTTCTGCAACATGCCACGCTTCAACGAATTGTAAGCACTGAGACCAGCCTTGCCGAACGTCGCATACATGCCAATCATGGCCTGAATCGGCGCGGGAAGCAGCTTACTGAACGCCTTGGCTGCGGCGGACGCGCCATCAGCCAACACCTTGATCGTCGGAGCAGCCGACTTCAACGTGTTCGCCAACGTGCCACCGAACGTATCAGACAATTCGCCAACCATCGACAACAGACTGTCGAACATCGGCTGGGCGGAATCAATCGAACGGAACAGCTTCTGGAAGCCTTCGGACACGCCATCACTGAAATCAGCGATACCAGTCTTCGACTTGCCAAGCATACTGCTCACGGAACCGATACCGGTGGAAACCATCGAACCGGCATCCACAAACACCTGCTTCGTCGTATCACGCAGACTATAAGCCGCATCGCCAATCTCACGGAACGAATCATGAAACAGGCTCGAAGCATCCTTCGCGCCATCAGCCCACGCCTTGATCGTGGACTGGAATCTCACACCGTTCACAGCCTTGTCGGCACGCTGCAACTGAGAAGAGAACTTCTCGATACCATTCTCACCCTCGGCCAACGTGCCGAACGTACCATTGAGAATACCACCAAGGGACTTCACGCTGGACATGAGATAGCCACCTTGTTCGATGGCCTTCTCCATAGCCTGAGTGACCTTGCCGGACTTCTCCGCCTCGTCAACCCACTGGGCCATTCCAGCCGCGTTACGGCTCACATAGTTAGCCATGCGCGGCAGATACGAGCTGGTCATGTCACCTAATCGGATGACGCTCTTCGTGACATCCTGAACGCCAGGATTCAAAGACTTAACGCCCTTGACAGTGTTGCCCAGAATCGAATTGATACGGGACACGTATTCGCCTTGAGCGACTATCTTCGCGGCGTTCGCGGCTATCTTGCCTTCGGCGGAAGAAACTTTCTCCATGCCGTCAACGAACCCGTTGCCGCCCAAGGCGTTCATCATGTCGATGACCGGCTGTTTCGCCTCAGACCAGAACGAGTCGGACAGCTTCTTCTGCAAGCCACCCAACTTCGTGGACGCCACATCAACGTAATCCGCGTAATTACTGACAGCCACATAACCGGCACCGAAAGCGGCGGAAACACCCAACAAAGCGCCCGGGGCAGCCAAAGCCGCCTTGCTCATAGTCACAAGAGACGCGCCAGCACTGCCAGCGGTACGAGCCAAGTTCAACGCGCCCGCACCAACGGACGTGAAGATAGCGCCCAACATGCTCCACTTCGGCACGACCTCATCGAACTTGTCGAACACGTTCACGAGCTTCTGCCACTGGTTCTGAACGCCACGGATGCCCGTGGCACCAGTGGTCATGCCCTTCATGATCTTGCCGAAATCAGTGCCCTTGAACTCCGCGAAAATGTCGATCGTGCGCGGTCTCGTGAAGTAAGCGAGATGGGCGCGAGCCAAAGCGGTCTCAAGATCGACATCCATATCAAGGGTGTCGTTCTTTTCTTGGAACCTCTTCAACTCCTCCTCGGCGTGCTTCTTGTCGATATGGAGCTTCGCCGGAATCTCCGCATCGGGATTGACCTTCAACGCCTCCGCATACCGGCGCATCTCCGCTTCGACATGCGAATACTCCGCCTTCAACGTGACCGGAACATCAAGCCTCTTATGCTCAAGCTCCCGCATGGTGCGACGTATCTCGTCAGCGCCATCCTCGTAGAACTCGACCTTCACACGCTGCGACTCGAACCGTTCGATATCACGGTTCAGACGGGCGAAATCACCTTCGACATCGACCTTCACCCGCGCCTTCGGATTATCCTTCAGAAGACGCTGGTAATAAGCCAGCTGACGGTACATCTCCCGCAGTTCGGCCTTCAACGTGACCGGAACATCGACGCCGCGACGTTTGAACGCCTCGATCTTCGACTTGACCTCACGCAGATTCTCCGCGACGAAACGCAGACGGATATCCTGACGGTTACGGACGCCGTTCCTCGAATACAGGTCGGCGAGACGCTTCTGGAAATCGGAACCCTCAAGACGGGTCGCCTTCGTGACCGGACTCTTCTTCAGCTTCTCGATACGGTCATCGATCTCGCCAAGCATCTTGACGGTACGCTTGTACTCGTCAAGGTCGAACCAGTTCCGGTTGTTCCGCTTCATGGCGGACACGTCGGACTCAAGCTCCTTGCGCACGCCGCGATACGTGTCGATAAGATTCTCGGCCTCGCGACGCGATTCGGAGAACTGCTCACGCGCCACACCAGTGGAGTCAATCGGACGGGTCCACTCGGCCCTAGCCTTCTTCGACTCGCGGGCCATCTCGGCCTGCTGGGCCTCGATCTCCTTGGCGAAACGCGACGAAGCGACCTGCTGGCTCTTGAACCAGCCGGAATACACATCCTGCTTCTGATGGCGTCCCAAAGCCGTGTCACGGGCCTTGGAGAAGTTCGCCAACGAATTGCCAGCGGTGACGATGCTCTCCTCAAGGGCACGCACCTGACGTGTCATCTTCGACACACGCTTCGCATCGCCATCGGACGCGATATCGATAAGCGACGCCTGCGCCTTACGCAGCCTGCCAAGCTCCTTCTCATGACCCGCGAGCGCCTTGTTGACCGCAGTGACCTGCTTCGCGGCTTCTCGCTCCTGTTTCCACAGGTCGGAGGTCGGGAGCTTCTGGGCTTTCATCTCAAGGCGTTGCGCGTCGAGGGATTCGACTTCGCGGGTGGCTTTTGCGAGGTCGCCCTTCAGCCCGCGAATGCTGTTGCGTGTTTTGACGATTCGGTTGGACAGTTTCTCGAATTGGCGTATCTGCTCGTTGGAGAGGTGTTCGTTGCCTTTGATGAGTCCACGGACCTGCTGGTACAGGTCCATCTTCTTCTCGCGGTACTTATCGACGGTCTTGTCGAGGCTTGTCGCGAACGAAAGCTGTTCGGTTTTTTGGAGGGCTGACTTCTTGAAGAAGGATGTGTCGGCCATCTCTCGGCCTTTGGCGTCGAACGCCTTGACTGTCTGGTCGAGGTTCTTTTCGATCAGCTTCGAGTTCAGCAACCCGTTGCCACGGAGGGCCGTGTTGGTGCGGGAATTGAACTCGGACAGGCCACGGCTCAATTTGGACGAATCGAAGTCCGGTTTGAGCGAGAGTCCGCGACGAAGGCGCTCCTCCTGCTGTTCGAACCGTTTCATCCACGGGTCGATGTTCTTCGTATCGGGTTTGAAATTGAACTGTATGGAGGCGTTCTTGCCGTTCCATTCGCGGTAGGCGCGTTCAAGCTGGGCGGTGTCAGGTTCGAATACCGCGTTCACGTCGAGGTCGTTTATGCCGCGTGCGGCCTCCTCGACTTGACGGCGGAAACCCTTCGTATCCGCAGTGACACGAACGACGACCGTACCGGCGCGATGCTCGCCAGCCATAGGCAACCCCCAGAAAGAAAGACGGAAATAGAAAACCCCCACGGGAATGTGGGGGTTTGTTCAAAATCAGGTCATGTGGAACTTCGCGAACATGTGTTCGAAGTTCTCCGCTGTACCTTCGTTCTCCCGGCGAGGCGGCTTCTTGTCAGCGCCGGGAGGGAGCAATGGATACGGTTTGGCATTCTTGCCCCCGTATTTGGCGGTAATCACCGCGTTCATCATGTTGCGAACGTCAACGGCGACCATCGTCTTCGAATCCCATCCAAGCCACGGCAGTACGGTCGGCTTGTCCGGCTTGGACTCATCGGACGCGGTTGGAGGCTCATCCTCCAATATCCGCGCCCTGTACAGGCTGTCGGGCATTGCCATCAGCCCCGCCGTGAGGCGTTCGGCGCGGGTGGGATTCAGCCTCGCGCCGGTTATGTCCAGACCATAGAAACGTTGGAAGTCGGAAGTCAGTTCGACCGGGTGGACGCGGACTTGCGCTTCGAAGCGAGCGATTTTCCCAGTTGGTCCGTGTAGAACATGAGAATCGCTTCGATGAGCCAGAACAGTTCATCCAATCCGATGCCCGTAGTCCACTCGTCAACCTTGTCCGGCTCGTCGGTCAGCGACTTGACCCAATCCAAAGCCGTGCCGACGAACTCCATGCGTTCGTCGATCTTCGCCTCGATGTCGTCCAGGGACTTGGCTTCGGGGCCGTTGATGTCGGCGTTGAGCGTGAAACCGGCCATGCTGTCCAGTTTGCGCAGTTGTGCGGCCTGCTTGAACGAGAGGCGTTCCGCAGGGGCCAGAGGCGGCAGAAGCGAGAACAGCGGCTCGTTCTCGCACAGTTCCGTCCAAGTCTCCGGGATACGGAAATCATCGGACTCGGTGGCGGTATTCTCTTCAACGGTCTCGTCAACCATGTTTTCTCCTATCTGAAAAGCGTTGAAAATCTCCTATCTTCCGTCAATGAAGAACGGGAAAAGACCGGGACCCCCGGATAGGAGAAACAGGGGTCCGGCGTCAATACGAAGACTGGAACAGTCCGAATCAGGACTGCTTCATCTTCGAAGCCTCGAAGAACACAATCGGCTTCTTGCCGGCGACGGACTCGACCTCGCCGGTCATGCCCTGCTCAACGAAATCATCGCCAGAGAAATCAGGACCGCCATCGAAGGTCACGGAAACCTTGCGGAACAAAGCGCCGAAACGAATGTCCGAATCATCGTCGGCGGACTCCTGAGCCAACAGGAACAGGCTGAACGTCTGCGGCTTCTTGGTGATGTCCACACCAACGCCGTCATCCTCGTCGGTGCCGTTGTAGATCAGCTTCAGAGTGTCGCCATCCAACTGCAACGACTTCGCGGTGATGGTGCACGTCGAATCGGCGTAGGTGGTACGCAGGTTCTTACGCGCCCACGAATTATGCGTGGTCGCGTCGCCGCCGTCGAACGAGAACGAAATCTTGTTGTCGGCGGAAGTATGCCCCAGATTCTTCCAAGCGTTACCACTATCACCAGCGCTCACTGGAATGGTGTCCGAGTTCAACTGGAACTCCTTAGCGCCGCCAGTCGGAAGAGCGGTTCCGACCGGAGCGTAGAACAAAGTGCCGTAAGTGGCAATCAGAGTCGCGTCATCATTAAACGCCATCTCATATCTCCTTATAAAAAAAGCCCCGCACGAGGCGAGGCTTGAAAACGAAAAACAGAAAACGGAAAATCATCCGGCGCGAAGCGAATCCTCCGCGCGGACGGTGAACGAGGAAGCGGAATACTGCTTCACCTTCTTGCCGGTGGCCTGCTTGCCGCCAGCGCTTTTGCCGAAACCGGGATTGCCCACAATCCGAATCACACGACCCGAATCGGTACGCCCGTAACGCGGCCATTGCATGATCTGCTGGTACACTTCCTGCGCCAAGCGGAAGGAACGGTCCGCATCGTTCGTGGCGACGATGATGTCGATGTCGCAATCCCACACGCCGGTCGAATGATTGCCGGTCGCCATGGTCGGCGCGTTCGTATGGAACAGCACGATGTTCGAGAACGACGCCCAAGTGTCCACATCGACATCGATCTCGTTGAGCACATGCACGTCGGGCCAGTCCGGGTTGCCGGTGAACCCAGCCGTGAGAAGCGTGTACACGAGCGAATCGAAATCGACCATCGGACGTTCCTGCGGGTAACGCTCGTAGTCGGGTTGAATCAACGGCATCAGACACCACCGTTCATACGGGCAGCGTCACGCATCACATGATGTCCCTCGACCCAACGGTGACGCTGCTCGTTCCAAGCGCCCCACTCGTGTTCGACGGCCACGTTCGACCCGTCACGACCCTCGACATCAAGACACACATCCGTGTCGATGCCGTGGTAGCGTTTCTCAAGACTCAAATCCTTGGCGACCGGAATACCCGGGTCACGGCCAACCGCACGCGCGGCGGCGAGCATCCTCGCATCCGCAAGCACCTCGTCGGCCTTCTCCGACGTGGCCTGCGGACCGAACCATTCAGCCACCTTCGTGCTCAGATCACGGTCAATGAAAACTCTTGCCATCGGCCTCACCCCACACATGGTCGTCAGGGTCCGGTTCGGGAGGCTTCGGACGCAACCCCACCGGAATCTGCGAATAGTCGGCGTTACGCCGGATATGCATCTCATAGTGGGGAACCTCGCCATGCTGACGGAACGTCGGAGCGCCGTCAACGTCATAGCAGTCGCCCTGATACCAGACCTCCGTATGGATATCGCCATGCCATTCCACGGCAACGACCTGAGACGGCGTGACCTCACGCAAACCACCCCAAGTCTGCGGCGACTTATCCTCGGCACCGGAAATCGAAAACATGCCAGCCTGCTGCTCGCGCCCCTCGACGGAACACCAGCACCAGTAAGCCTTCCCGGGAACATACGTCGTCCCATGCGGCCCGCGACGGACCGTGTACAGCACGACGATCACCTTGTCCCGATACAGAATCGAATCAGGCTTCACCCAAGGCACCATCACATCCTCGTAAGGATGCTCAGCAACCACGTCGGAACCCGACTCATCGTATGGATGACCCAAATCCCACGTTTCACGAGACATAGGCATCACATTCCATAAATACGGTTCACACCGACGCCAACGGTGCCGATAGGACCGCGCCCATTCGCATAGCCGTCAAGAATCTGCTTCTCCCTTTTCGACAGATACAGATTCGGAGACGCATCCTTGCCGGGCGGATTATCCTGCGGGTCGAAACGAGTGAACTGGTACGTTCCATTCGATTCGGTCTTGATATCCGAATAGCGGATGACACGCCACACCATCGAACAGATGACGAACTCGTAATCCTCAAGATCAAGGTCGCCGGACTTCAACCGTGGAACACAATTCGTACTCGAAGTGGACGCGACGGTCTCCGCACGATGGCACATGTACGTGAGCCAAGCGTTCGGATACCGTTTCAACACATCCGCGTCGGGAAGGCAATGAAGCTCCAAGCATTCCACCCAATCGACGGCATCGGTAACACCATTCGACATCAGCGAAACCCCCTAAGCTTCAAGAAGGCTACTTGCCCAACACGTCCGCCTTGAAGGTCGAGACGGCCTCCTTCAGAATCGGCAGATAATTGCCGTTGACCCAAATGTCGTAGTTCAACGGAGCCTGATGCGACAACATGGCGCCGATAAGACCATCGTTCACGCTCTTGTTGATCTCGTACTCGGAGTTCTGGGCCTCTGCGGTAGGACCGGACAGGGTAGCGCCAAGAGACGAATCGTTGAACGACGGAAGCAGAATGAACGTCTTATCCGGGAACGCGGCGGAAACATCGGCATCCATGTCGAAGGTGTTGTCGAGCTTCAAATCCTCGTAAGCCTCATCGACCAGAAGCACGTCGGTGATGCCGGACTGCATACGAAGCACGTCCAACACATCCTGACGGGTCAGCTTGGTCTTCGAATGCTCCAAATCCATGCCGGACACCTGCGTACGGAAGAACTCGTTGGTACGCATGGCATCGATGACCACACCGGTGGTGGCGACGGCGTGCGGCTTACGACCGTAAGCCTTGCGCATGATCTTCACCCAGGCTTCGATGTCGTCGCACGGGTTCGACTTGTCGTTATCCCAAGTGGTGGTCGGCTTCACATCCTGCTGGTTGCCCGGACGCTTGAACGAATACGTCACATCGACGCCGTTCTCCTTGATGACCACCTTGCCGGTCACCAAGCACTGCAAACGCTCCAACTCCTCGGTCACACCGGCCTGCTGGCCCAAAGCCTCGAACTTCGCCTCGGCCTGATCGTGGATATATGCGGTATCGTCCTGATGCTTGGCGATATCACGCTCGGAAATATGGTCCATACCGGACAACGGCAACAGGCCGGCATGAATCTCGGCGGTCGAGGTCTCGGACTTGGTGTGCCCGATCTCGGCGTCCAACGCACGATGCTTCATCGCACGGGTCTTGGACTTCGGAATGACCGGGGTCCAAGAAGCGGTCCAGTCGCCACCGTTGGAGGTGACCGGGAAAATATTCGACAACGGCAGGATGCCGTTCACATAGTCATGTCCCGCCTGAGCGACCTCGGTCGCCTCGGACGGCGGGATGATGGTCTTGTCAATAGCCAAGAAAAACTCCTTAGATACGCAAAAACCCACCGCGATGGGTGGGTTTCACAAAATTTTTAGAGGTTAAGTGACCGTCAATCAGGAAATCGTGATGTTCACGATCTTTCCGTTGGACAAAGTGGCCTTGCCAGCGGTGATGGCCTTGGACGACGGGTCCTGAGTCAATTCGATCTTGGTGATGGTCGCACCATCCTTGCCAGCCGGACCCGGAGTGCCAGCCGCGCCGGCCGAAGCGGACAACGGCTTCACAACGTCATCCTCAACGTCGTAGAACTCGCCGCCCCACACGGCACCAGCCTCCGGCTTCACCGGAAGATTCGAGGCCACGATGTCGCCACGATAGGTCATGCCGACAGTCGGGTCGTCCAAATCCCAACCGGACAGGTTGATGTTCACGGACACCATGGATTCAAGCAGACCGGCGATCTTGGTCTGACGGCCATCGGTGGCCTGCTTGTCATACGGACCATACGAGCCGACGTTCGCGCCGGAAGTGATCTTCGCCAGCGGAATGCCGGAACGAATGTAGACGGTGGTGGCCTTCGGACCCACACCGGTCAGATACTTGTTGTCTTCGGTCTTGAACAATTCAGGCACGATGGTGACGGACACCGAATCATTGGTGTTCTTCTCGCCATAACGCCAGGAATTGTCCTCCTCAACGGTGACGATACCGGAGGAATGAACCATCTCTTGAGTCATACGCTCAATCCTTTCAAAGAATCAGTAGGAAACTACTTGCTGCGCTTACGTGCCTTCTGACGTTCCATCACACGCTTGTAAGCGTCGCCCGGCTGACGTTTCGGATGCGAGGTGCCGGACGGGAACTCGGCCTGCATGGCTACCTTGCGTGCCAACGGGTCCTCAGTCTGCTGCGGTTTCCTCTCCACCTTGGAAGTGTCAATCGGGTTGTACGCCGCATACTTCTCAGCCCACGACGCGATGGCCTCCGGCTCCGTTGCGGGGCAGAGGTCGGAAAGAACGGCGTCCGTGATCTGCGGATACTTGGCCTTGGCCTCAAGACGCGCAATCTGCGTCTTCGCGGCCTTAAGCTCCGCATCAGCGGACTGGAAAGCCTTATAGTTGGCCGAAGCACGGTCTTCGTTCTTACGGCTCATAGCCTTCCATTTGGCAAGCTCGTCATTATCGGACGGCTTGGAAGAATCATCGGAACCCTTCTCATCAGCCGGAGCGTCATGCTCGACGGCGGGTTCGTCAACCGGAGTGGTCTGAGCATCCTTCACGGAATCCTCGACCGTTCCGGCCTGTCCAACAGTCTTGTCCTTTTCGGATTCGACTTCATTATCCTGAGAGGCCATAAGACCCAATCTCCTTAATATTTAAGCGGCCAGTCCCAAAAAACCGCGAGAATAAGCCAACAGGCTCCGCACATACTGCCAAGCCTGCCTAGTGTGGACTGTCTTTTTGAACTCATACGAACGACCATCGAACCGGAATCGAACCGAATCCTTATCCCCGTCCAACAACTCCTTGTACCGGGAATTGAACTCGGTCGCACGAGCGCACATACGCTCCATCTGGGCGCGGGTCATCCTCATGTCGGGCAAACGCCATTCCGGCGCATTCGAGTTCACCGGAGCATCCTTGCGAAGAAGCACAGGCCCAAGCTCGCTATTATTGACGACCTTCACGCGAAGCTTCGTCAAATCCGTCGCGCTCGTGGAATAATCACGGCCAGCCGTTTTGCCAGCGGCCTTGTAAATCGTCATCAGATCATCCGAGTTCAATTTCAACCCGGGGTCGTTTGAACCGACGATTGGAGCCACCGTACACTTGCAACGATTGTGCATGGGCATCAAATCAGCCCTCGTGAACGTGTTCGTGGCGGCTACGACGCACAGGCCACAGGAACCCGTCTTCGACAATTCAGGATGGATGACACGCCTGTAACGTTCGACACCGGAACTCCTGTAACGCGACTGGATGGCACGATTCTGCGTCACATACCCGTCAGTGACCGCATTGTTCTCCAACTGGATTTTCGCGGACATCAGCCAAGCCTTAACATGGTCGGCTGCGGACTGGTCGGCGTCCTTCAGAATCTCATCCCACGTAGCAGGTCGAATCTCAGGATTCTTCACAGCCTGAGTACGATACTCGTCCGCGACCCTCATGGCGACCTGCCACGGGTCCGTGTTGGCGCGAACGACCTCATATTGGGGAATCTCGCCTAAACCGTTCACACCGGCCAAACGAAGCATCGTATCCGCATACGAGATGCCCTGCTGGCGCATCGCCTTCACGAACGCGATATGCTGCTGCGTCACATAAGCCGCAGCGCCCTCGGCCACCGCATCATTCCACCAGTCTGAAGGAGTCAGGCTACGCCACATGTTCCAAGCCCTGCGGACGAACTCGTCAACCAGCTTCAACCGCTGGTCATCCAACGCCTGAACGGCAGCCAACGCGCTATCGGCCATCAGACCCCCATAACGTCGGACGAATCATCCGACGATGACCCATCGGACGACATCGAATCCGATCCAGAGCCGGTGGAGAACGAATCCAAACCGGACCCGTCACCCAGATACGAATCGTTCATCGTCGCATCCGTCTGCTTCGCCGACGAATCCAAAGCCGCGTTCTGCCGCGCCATGGCATTCAGGAAACTCGTATCCTGGGCATCCTGAATCATCTCCGCGATCTCCGTCTCGGTCATGTGCAGATAACGGCGGGCGATGGTCTTCAACGGAAGAACACCCTTCACCTGAGCCGCCGCCTGACACTGCTCCAACTCGGACGGAAGCTCCAACGGCTCCCAAGTCGTCTCGAAACGCTCCTCCGAAGCATTACTGCCGGAAGCGGTCAACGCCATCTTCAACAGGAGCACGAAAGCGTCATTGGCCCTCATGTTCATGTCGCGGACCTTCAACCGCAGCATACGGGTCGTCAGCTTCGCGCCCTCGGCGGAACCGGCCACATCAGGCGAAAGAATCGACAACGGAGTGCCAGTGGCGCCGGCCAGAAGCTTCACATCGGATGCGGCCGCGTTCACGATCGGCGTGATATCCGTAATGGACGATTCGCCAATCTTCGCATCGGCGGGAAGCAGCCACAACGCGGCGGGACCCATCTCGAACAGTTCCGAATAGTCGATCTTGTCACCGGCCTGAGCCTTACCGGCCTTGACCGCAGGGTCGTTCTTCTGGTAATACTCAGGCATGTCGCCGGACACCCAACGCTGCTTGAACGCCTGCATCTCCTGAATGCAGAACCGTTGAAAACGCTGCTGGTCGATGGACCTCAACGTCTTCAAGGAAGCCTCGAACTGGCCCTTGCCGTTAGGAGTGGTCAACTGCACGATGGGAAGACACCCGCAATCAAGGGCGAACTTCCAATCATCGCCGGAAGACTGGCCCTCCCACTCGAACTGCGCCTCGAACTCTGGACGCTTCTTCGAATCGTCGTTGGCAAGGTCATACACGGTATCCTCGTCATCGACCGAATCGGAAGGCAACGTGCGCGACTTGACCTCATGCTTCGCGGTACGCGAATAGACGCTCTGAATCTCACCGTCATCGTTACGGACGATGCGATACAAAGTCAACCGTTCGATCTGCTCTTCCTCGGACCACCCGTACACGACAGCCGAATCCTTGTCGTCGGACACGACCGTGCTCCACGGACTCAACCGTTGGATATACGAAGGATTCCCCCTGCCGAGAACCATCGCATACGCGGCACCGTAAATCGCCGCATCCATGAACATGTTCAACGCGCGGACATCCATGCCGCACTTATCCCACATGTCATCCGCATCCGTGCTCCGCATCGTCTTATCGGCGACAAGACGGAAACCGGTAGGATGCTGCGACGTGATTACCGCATCCGCAATCGTATGGGCCAGATTCAACGGGCAGATATCCACAAAACGCCTATACACGGCACTGGCCGTAGTGGTCGCCGCCTTCGGCACGGACTGCAACGGAACCGTCTCACGACCGTCATAAAACGTCTTCAACACACACAGGTCAGGAATACGATTCTGCAAACGCGTCGCAAGACGCGTCAACGCCATACCGTCACCATCAGGCTCGTCATCACCAGTAACAAGACTCTGCATATTAGAAGATGTGGAAGCCATACGAACACTCCAAAAATCACCAGACCCGCTGCGGCATCACCCGCTGCGGACCATCCTCCTCGAACTGGCCCAAATACTTCTCACGCGCCGCATAAGCCAAAACGCCAGCCATGCACGCATCAATCTTGTGCGGACTCTTAGGCGTCTCCTTATGAATCTGATAACCCCAACTCTTCTCACGCCGCTTCGCATTACGGAAATGCGACACAAGCCTCGGGTCGGCACACAAAAGAATATTATTCGGGTCAGGCTCCCCATCCTCAACAGGCTCGGGAGCATACTCAAACGACGAATGAGCGCACTGCAACGCACGATACATATCCTGCGACCAGTTATTCGTCCAAAACTTCATCATCGAAGACTGGCCACGGGCATACACCTTCATGCCACGCCCATACTCAGCCTCCCATCCGCCAATCATCGACTCGAAGAAATGCGCATCAGCGAAACAGCCGATGACATTGTAATTCTCGAACATACGACGCACGGCGGCATCGAAACCATCACGGTCAACACGCCAATCAGGGTCCGCATTATCAGGCCGCTGCTGCAACTTGATAAGAAACAGCAGACCATCGGACACGCGACAACCAACCAACGCGGTCGAATCATTACGAATCGAACCATCGAACCCAAGCGTGATCTCCTCATCCTCGTCAATGAAATCCTTCCAGACCCCATCCAAACGAGACGACGAGCCGACAGCACGGCCATACAAATCCCTGTAAGCCAAATGCGACTGGATCGCAGGCTCCGTAAGCCACGAATCCTCACTCGACGCACGAGAGTTCAAATAATAACGAATCGAATCATTCGGGTCCGAATCAGGCTGGTAAATCTGCCCCATCAGACCATGAATGTCAACCCAACCATCCTTCGACGGTCCCGGCTCGACGCCATCATCACGAAGCGAGAACCCCTCAACCGAATAACCATCGGCATCAACGGCCTCGATACGCCCATCAGGAAGAATGATGTAATCCTTACCATCATCCGAATGGGCGGCAGAACCATACGACTCATACAACGCGTGCTCAAGCTTCTTCTCATCAGGAAAATCCTCGATAGGAAGCGTCGAATACCGATAGTCGAAATACAAGCCCTTATAATGCTTGGAACGGCCAGCCTGAATATCCTCCGCGATCTTCAACGTGTTCTCCGCCACACTGTTCTGACCCGGACGGAAATACGTCGTCATCTCCAACACCCAAGGGTCGGCATCCAACGAACGCTTCGGAAGATTACGCTGAACCGTCTTATACATCGAATGATGCTTCGGCAGCGTATACAGATGCACCTCATCCATCAACGCGAAAGTCTCAAGACCACCATCCTTCGACGCATCACCGGAAGTCGTAGGAATAATCTCCCCACCCTCCGGCAAGCCGATACGGGTCTTCGTGACCTCCATGCCGAAACCCTGCAACTGGGCCAACGGGCCGGAAGTGCAGTTATAGTAAATCGAATCGAAGATATTGCCCGACTGGTCCTCGGACGTAGCCAAACACAGAATCTCAGGACGCTGGACAGGACGGCCAACAGGCTCACCCGGCAGATAATAGTAAGTCTGACCAAGAAACGTATACGTCTCACCCGGCTTAGCCCAATGGTCGAAACGACACGGGCCAAAAGCCTCGAACAAGGCCAGATCATTACCCAAACCACTCTTGTTGCAACCCTTCGGACGCCACAAGCTCACACGATTGAACCTGCGCCGACCATCCGGCTTCAACGCATAGGCGTTCAAATAGAACTGGATATACTCAGGACTATGAGTGACAGGCTTACCGGTCGCACCACCGCGACCTATGAGACTGAACGTCTCAACCCACCACAACGCCAAACGTCCAAGACTCCTACGCCTATCCTCATAAGTCAGGTTAGGAATCATCAAATGCATGTCAGCCAGCCGCCTCGATCTTGCGACGCCAAGCATCGATATCCTGAATCACAGCATGATTCGAACCATCCGAAGCAGCATGGTCGTCAGCCTCCGGCACATCAAACTTCAACGCACGCATCGAAGCCGGAGTCCAACCCAACTCGTCAAACAACTGACGCACGACCGGCATCAACGTCGCATAACGACGAGTCGAAAGCATCTCATTGATCGTCGCGAAACCCAACTGGACAGCCATCCAGGAAGGAGCCGAACGCAACATCGAAGCATTCGGACTACGCCGATACTCCTCATACCAATGAGCAACCAACGGCAACCACTCCCCACCCTTGGGGAAAATCTGGTTAGCCGGAGGCAAATCAGGCCCCAACTTCCCATCAGGAATCTCCAAAACCTGGTTACCGGAATCACTCGTCTTCCTGCCCATAACATCACTCCCCGCAAAGCCCCATTACGGGACGACAAGCGCGAAGCCCGTTACGGCACTACGCGCACCTGCGATGAACGACAATCCGATTAGCCAACGAGTTTTCACCACCCTGCTCCAACGGCACACGCCAAGCGCCAACCGGAAAATCATCACTCAAAACATCAACCGACCGGTCAAGCGGCAACTCACAAACCGGACACGTATGAGAACACGCGTTCCACTCATCCTCGGCAGTCCAAAAACCAGTAGGAACACTCCCCCGACGCCCGACACGGGCATTTGACCGAGGCTCCCACAACACCGACTTCAACGGCTGCGGAGTGCGATTAGGAGCCGCACCCTCAGCCTTCAAACGCTGGAAACGCTTACGACAACGAGCCGAACAAAAAGCCTTGTCCCGACGCTCAGTCTCAAAAAAAGAGCCACACGCCAAACACGCACGACTCATACGACGCTTACGGGCACCACTGCCACTACGCCGCCAACGATCATAATGAGACCTACACATCCCATGAGCATGAACAGGCCCATCACACCCATTCACACTGCACTCACCCTCAGCTAACCGAACGCGGGATGCCTGTACCAACGAGCCTCCTCACGCTCAACCCTCTTCCTTCGCCGCACGTCAGCCGACTCCAAACCAGTCTTATAAGCATGATGCGCACGGCAAAGAACCTGAAGATTATCCCAAGAATCATCATCCGGCTGACCATCCTCGGCACGAACGATATGATCGACCTCATTCGCATGAGCGCCACACGGACGCAACACGCCATCATCACCGATCACCGGATACTGGCAACGCCACCCGTAATAATCCAACACCTCACGACGCGTCCGCTCCCAACCAGGATTGAACCGTTCCTTACGATGCGACTTATTCCAATCGTTGGTCATCACCACTCCTCAGTGCTTCAGGAGGGAATCGAACCCTCACGTCACAGGACAACGCATTTTGAGTGCGCCGCGTCTACCATTCCGCCACCAAAGCAAAAGAAAACAGGCAATCCCCACGCCAACACTCACCAAAAACATGGGGATCGCCCGTCATCTAACCCAAACCGCCATAAGGAAATCCAATGGCAAAAATGGCTTTTTACCGCCAGCCACGGCGCGCGGATGCTGAGGGAGTCGAACCCCCGGACCGTTCCCGGTCGCCACCTTAGCAAGGTGGTGCAATAAGCCACTCTGCCAAGCATCCAAAAGCAAGAGCCGCCATAGCGACTCAGGAGACTGTTCCCGCAGACTAGGCGGGTCAGCTGAAACTAGAGCCGCCACAAGACGACTCCGAAGACCTTTCCCACAACCTGTGGGTAGGCTGAGCACAGCATGTTGGACTCGAACCAACATCGACGGTTTTGGAGACCGTCATGCTATCCAGTTGCACCAATGCCATATGCGTGGGTGGTCACACCCATGAAGCGTGACCATCCACCGAGTCGCCGTTAACGGAAGCGTCCGCCGCTTTCATCTCCAGACAAGCCAACACCAGCGGTAGGCACTTGCCCTCGGGGGTAGTACTACTTCCCCAACGCGGAATGTGAAGGATTCGAACCTCCGGCACTTCACAGTGCGACTGCTTTCGGGACAGTTGCATTAAACCACTCTGCCAACATTCCAAACCCAACTTAGTTATTGTCCAAGTTGGCATGACAGCGGCATGGTGGACTGGCTTTTACCACCAACGGCAAGGAACGTGGTCGTTTAGCGCCCCGTTTGGCCGTGCCTCCCCTTCGGTCGTCAACCGCCTGACTAAGGCAGGGAGCCTCTTGACATCCACAAGTTCCATGTTGTCTGTTCGAGCAATGCCTTCGGTTTCACGGACAGCTACCTCCGTGAAACCTAGAGCAAACCTCGGGAATCGAACCCGACAACCAAAAGGCTGTGCCAACAGGATTGCAAGTCAGCCCCAAAAAACAAATGGCGCAGCCATATAGGCGACACCGGATGGGACCGGCACAAGAAACGAGGATGAACAAAATCTCACGGACAATCCAAAAACACACACTATATTCCGGGATTCATCCACCCTCAAAGGGTCCCCAGCCGGATTCGAACCGGCAACTCACCACGCATAGGCAAGAGAGCCAGAAACCCATGCGCGACTAACACTCCCACAAGAGCGATAGGAACCATGTGCGAGATCAAACGGCGGTACCAACAAGCCTCTCGCATTGGACTTGAAACCGAATCGCACCTTACCTAGGAAGATGCCATCTGCGGACAGTGAGAGATTCGAACTCCCGGACCCGTTAGAGTCGGTCGCTTTCGAAGCGACTACCTTAAACCAGACTCAGCCAACTGTCCCTAGCGGTGCTCCTTATGAACACAAACGTCCCAACGGTCGGAATCCTTAACCAAGAGACAAGGAGCACCACCGAACCGCTTGCCGGAATGACACCCACAATGACGCCATGCGTCCTCCAAAATTCATTCCGACATGCGACAGCATACTCATACCTAACGTTGCATCAACGTTGCAATGAAAACGGCGTAGAATACGGCGTGTCGCGTGGTATGCTGAAGACGATTTCAATGTGAACCCAACATCGTCGTTGTCATGTCACGTTTCATGCGCGGACTTTTTCAGACGGCGCGCACTATTTCTACCATTGACCCGACGGCCCTGACGGGCACACCCGGAGGACCCTCCCCCAGCCCCGGTTAGAACGTTCGTTCGATGGTACAAATGTTCGTTCGTACAGTTGTACGTATGCGCGTCATTGTGTCGTATTCCTTATTATTTATATCTATCTTGCTCAATATTTTTTGTCCGTATTTTGGTATCTTGCTTGACTTTATTTTTTCTTGTGGTAATCACGTCTCTTTTTTTTATTTTCACTCCCCCTTACTATGTTGAAACACGCCGATAGAACGGCATTATTTCAACGTTTTGTAGTGGTCTGTGTTAGTGCAACTTGCATATCAATATTGGTATGTGTATAGTGATAGCTATCAACCGGTTAGGCAGTCAGCCTAGCAAGATTGGTGTGACACTCTAGACCACACCACTTGCAACCGGCTGTAGCAACCGGCAGATGAAGCCGTGGCGGTTAGGTGCCTAGGCACCACATAGCCTAGCCTGAAACGGTTAGGGGGGCGTATCGAGTGTATGCGCCGGAAAACCGCCACGTGTGGAACGTTGGTCACTGTGCTAAGGTGCAGTGTCCAGTCTGTGAGCGTTGCGAGTGTTTGAAAAATGAATAGTGTTACCGAAGGCCGGTAGTTTGAGCTTCACCCCCTATTGTTGGGGGTTAGGTGGCGGCGTTTTTCGGGGTGTGTGCATAATGCCCACTATGTGGGCGTGGCCGATAGTGTCGGTTTTGCCTAGGCAGTGCACGTAAACTCGACTGACAATGTTGAGCGCGAGAACTCGTAAGGGGGTACCGCCGACGTTTGGCGTAGTAGTGAGAGACTACCGCCAATGAGGATAGGCCGATAGATAGGTGGCAATGTCAATGTTTCGCCATGCGTGAGCGTGGTTGGCGGCATTGACTGTAAACCACGGCATAACGGGTTGCGAGGGTAGACATATCATAGCGCCCGTCAACTGCTTTATGGGCGGTTGACCACAAACGTCTTACGTTTGGGGGTTATGCGGACATTAAAAGTCTATAGGGGGTGCGTATGCGCCTCTGCGCCACTTTGCGGGTGGTGTTAGCCAAAAAAACAAATCTTCACGGGCGTAATCCGCAAGGGTTGCGCCCCTCTCGCCACTGTTTAGACCATGAGGGGGTGCGATACCCTCTAGTGGCACGCAATCATTCCAATCAAAACACTAGACCTTAAGGGGGTTTATTATGGATACCAACGAAAAAACGGCTGTAAAAATCGTTCGCGATTGTCTTACGACGGCACATGAGAGCCTACCGGTATACGCGTCATGCCTTTATGTGGCGTCAATGCCCATCATTAAGGCTCACGGGGTGGATGATGCAACAACGCGGCATATGATCGTCGCGGCGTTTAGGGTTGCCGCGCTCAGGTCACGGAGCGTTGACTACCGTTCGGGCTTTATGCCAGACGTGCGCGTGACACGCGTCCATGCATTCAAGCGCCATGCGGCCGTGTATTGCGAGACGAATACCGGGTATCACTACAAGGTTGAGTGCACGCCTTTATGTGACACGGTATCGAACTGGTTGACGCCATGCCTTATGGGGCAGGTGGACACGTTCGAATGGACTGACCAAGGCTGGGATTTCGTCAGGCGTGATTATGTCAATCTCGTATGACGCGTCTAGCTTTACAAATGTAACCAACAAACATATATTGTAACCAACAAACAAGCGGAGGTTAAAAAATGACTGTCAAAATCGTAAAAGTTCGGAGCCTGACCACGTTGCCGTGCGCATACAGCAATACCGTTGACGACGGGTATTTTCAGTATGCGACGGTTGACGGCAAACGTGTGGGCGACGTGGTGAAATTTAAGCCCGATTGGGGCGGGAGCTACGTTTTTAACGAAGAATGGCACGACGGAAAACGTGGCGTGCAAATCAAGGCGCGCACATTGGCTGACCTTAAAAGGAAAATTGCCGACCACTATCAAAATTAATGTAACCAACTAATAAAAAGGGAGTATTGAAATGACCACTGATGAAATGTTTGACGTGTTGCTGGAAACCCTGGGGGCCGAGGATTTTCTAAATGAATTGGTCAAAGCCCTGAGCGGCGACGAACAGCGGGAGAACTTCGAGTTTATCGCGCGTATGCACGATATCGAGCTGGATGATTCTGAAAGCGAGGACTGAAAAAATGGATAAGGATATCGAGAGCGGTATTGAACACGTGGCTAACGAAGTGGTGTTGCAGATAGGCAACACGCAAAAATGGAATGACATGTTTTCGGAACGTGTCAGGAATGCCATTGATCGCGCGGCTTACGACGTGTTTATCGAAATGTATTTCGACGGTGTGCTGGATGGTATCGGCGAGGGTGACGTATTGGCGCACCATAAGGCTGAAATAGCTAAGGCCGTCATGAGTGCCGTTCGTGATGCTGTCAACGATGGACGGTTGCCGTTCTGACTTGTAGCCCTCTGTGGGCTATGGCGGCGCTTAAGGCTCTCGACTTGGAGCTGTGGTATTCGCAGCTGTCTCTGACTCTCTGCTACTGAAAATCAATCAATCTGAAAGTGAGGAAAAAGAAATGTATGTGCATTGGATTCGCAAGGATACGGCTGAGGACGCCGACTTGTACGAGGAACTGCGTGACGCGTGGGACGGTATCGACTACGCTGGTCTGCCGTCGTTCGATGACGTGCTGCCGGACATTCTGGAATGGGTGCGGGGTATCCGCGTGGCCGACACTGTGTTCAACGATTACACGTATCGGGCTTCGCGGCTGCTGTACTTCGATAACGCGCTAGATGAAAGCAATATTGAGACTGCCGTGCGGTGGCTGTCCGATTACGGTTATGTGCCGCGCGCGTTCTGCGGTGTCGGCTATGCGATTGAGTTGACGGACGGGTATGGCGGACTGTCGGATCAGGCCGTCGTCCAATATGCGATAGACATGATTATCAAGGACGGGCGCTACTACCCGGTGTTGGATGAATCCGATTACGAGCGGCGTGAGGACGCGTGGCTGCGGGATTACTTCGATGGTGAGGTGTCTGACGCCATGTTGGGCGGAGCTGACCGTGATGCCGTGTTCGAAGCTTGGCGGGATGATGCCGACCCGGTTTCTGGCGACATGTATTTCGACATGGAAAAGCTTCCTGGTTATATCGAGACCGCCAAGGGAGGTAAGCGGAATGCGTAAGGGTGTGAAGCTGGCTGGACTGCTGGCCGTAGGTGTGGCGGCGTTCGTCGTGGCGTGTTCGCCGGTGTGCAATCCCGTGCCGGTGGCTGACCCTCATGGGACGCCTGAACAGCAATGGAATTGGTGGCGTGAGACGTATGCGACGGCTGACTATGGTCAGGCTGATTTGGCTGGCTACACGTCGCTGTCGGATATTCCCCAGTGCGGCATGGAAGACGGCAGTACGGATGGCGGCTACGAGCGTATCTGCGAGTGGCGGGCTGATGCTGTCGGCAATCATGCCGGTGAGTCTTACGTGCTGGTTGACGGCGGCAAGGTGCTGTCGTGGGGCGGCACAGGGAAATGAAAGTGCCGGTCTCAGATAGGACTGCGACCGGCCATGCAATCAATCAATCAAATCTAATTGCAAGGGAGATTATACCATGAAATTCGACGATTGCATTTATAAGGAAATCACTTGGTTCAACGCGGATGAAATCGTTGAGCATGAGACGTTCGACGGTATCGACTCGTATGAGCTGCTGCGTAATCTGGCGACGCTTGAGGCTGGCTATTCGCTTGACGACAGGCTGGATGACGAGGCCGTGGAGCGCGTGGAAGATGAGGAGAACAGCTTAATCTGCGTCGGACGGTTCCGTTTCGACTCGCTTCTGGCTGAGGGTCTAGCGGAATGGTTCAAGTGCGACCGTTACGACGGTCTTGTCAAGCATGTGCGTTCGTGCTGGCTGAGCCGTGGTGGCGATGATTGGTATTTCTATTTCGTTACCGGCTGCGGCTATGACGTCATCAGCAGTGATTTGCTGGGCTGTGACGCCGATGGTGTGGCGCGGCGGAAGTTCGTTGATTTCCTTAACGGCGAGGAGGTGGCGCGATGATCGACGTCAACTTGCTGCCGCGTGAGCTGACCGGCTATGTGGGTTACGTGTGCTGGCAGTGGTTCGAAAGGCATTTCAGCCGTGACGAGGTGCCGTATATCCGTGGCGGCGCGTGTGGTCTGGTGCCCGATTTGCGGGACAATCTCATCGATGTCGTGCAAAACTGTTTCGCTGACGGCGGTCTGGATGACGAGACGGTCGGACGGTTCGCCGCATTGTATGCCACGCTGCCGTTCGACGTCGATGAGGCGCGGCGGCTGGCCGAGAATGATTTCCGTTATGTCGCCGACGCGGACACGCGGCTGGCGTTCGAGCTGTGCGTGCTGGTGTTCGACGCCATGTTCCCGCAGCATGTCGAGGTTCGTCAGACGGATGTGGACGGGACGTTGGAGCATATCGCGTTTCCGGCTAGCTGGCAGCATGACCTGGCTGTGTCTTCGACTCCTGAGAATCGCATGTCCGCGTACCGCAATGGCCTGTCGGCTGTGCGCAAGGCGTATGACAAGATGTTCGACCGTCTTGGGGAGGCTGACTGACATGGCCGCGTTGTGGACCGTCGAATATGTGGGTGGCGCAATCCGCGTGCGCCGTCACAGGTCTCAGGCCGATGCGGAGGCGTATCGGGATGCGGTTCTGCGTGCCGATGGCCGGTTTCTGACGCGTTGCACTGTCGGTAGCGGAGAGGCCGTGCGCGTGGCGATGGTGAACCGGCTGGAACTGGCCGGTGTCGGCTGTCGTTCGCGTCTCATGCGGACGTCGTTGAAAAGACTGGTGGAACTCACCGACGAGTTCTGCTGCTGAATGAAAGGAAAGAATGATGATTACCGTTGATGAGCTGAAGGCAATGCCGGTGGATGAGCCGATTGGCGAGGATGTCGTGAATGATATCGAAGTCATGGCGAACACCGGTTTGAGCCATTTCATCAAGAAGAGTTTCGAACCTTACGAGGGTGTCTACCGTATCGATGATTTCGGCGACTACGTGCCTTATGAGGATTGGCAGAAGTTCTGGTCCGCGTTTCCCGAATGGTGCGAGTGGGTGTTCTTTCTGCACGACAATGCGCATTCCGATGACTATTGGAATTTCACCACGGAAGTATTGGGCGGGCTGACTCCCATTGAAATCGGTGAGCAATACGACGCTTCCTCTGATTACGACATTGACTTCGTGTTCTACACGGAGGCCGACGATGAGGGGCATGTGTGATGGACGCCCATGATTCCGACGTGTGTGTGAATGTGGTCGGCAAGTCGTTGGAGGCCGTCAGATTGCTGTCGAATCTTGGGAGCGGGAACGCTCCCGATTCGGCTTACGTGCTGGCCGCTTACGACCAGTTGACGACGGCGGCGTACCTGTTGCATCAGATTATCCCTTGGACCAAGGAGGAAAAACAGTGAGCAAACATGGCTTCTTCTCCCCTATCGCCGAATACGATGGGTTCGATTATGCGTCCGGCAGGTCGTTCTGGCGTCGTCGTTCCACTTTGTCGCTCTTGTTGGAGTGGCTGCATGAGTGGGTTCGTGGCGTAAGGGCGGCTCGCATGGGCTATTCGACCTGGCTGTACGTCCAGTGTTCCGGTGGCTGCATGATTCCAGTGGACATGCTGAACTGGGATACTGATTGGATTGATTGATGTCATCGGCGGCAGGTTCGCTTGCCGCCGATGTTAAAGTAAGAGACGAATCGTTTTGAAGGAGTGTTGTCATGCGTACGGTGAAATTCACGAAGAAACATGGTCATAAGTGGGATGAGACGGGCACCGTGTGGCTTGAGTTTCCGGTGGACGAACTGCGTAGACGTTGCGTGGACGGCTATTTGGACCGTCTGGCGGGGACGGAGTGCAGCGAGTATCTTATCCCATCCGAATCGTTGGGTGACGAAGCGAAGCGCCTCGCCGACGATGATGATGCCACGCAGGAGAATTTCGACAGGTTCAGCGACAAGGTTGGCGAGTATGCGGACTCCCTGTCCGAGGACATGCTGGTCTCGTGGTTCGTGCTGTTGAACGACCCCGTGACAATCGTTTCGAGCGAGGTCGAGGAAGACTGACGTGGGTTTGCGTGCGCTGCGTGAGCGTTCCGGGCTGACGTTGCAGCAGTTGGATTCGCTTACGGGCGTGGATTTCACGCGCCTGTGGGTGTATGAGAACCATGCGGACGAGGCGCGGAACATGTATTTGGGTACGGCTGCGAAGCTGGCGCAGGCGTTGCATTGCAACGTGTTGGACCTGTATCCAGATGAGCATGTGTGGCGTGGCGGCGTGTCCGCTGGCGTCGTCGGATTGAAGAACATTCGCAAGGCACGCAGATTGACGCAGGTGGAGCTGGCCGGATTGAGCGGCATCGCACGTCCATCCATCTCCCGTTTTGAGACGAATGGTCGTCCTGTTTCGCAAATGTATTTGCGGACGGCGTTACGATTGTCTGAGGCGTTGCAATGCGACCCTGTGGATTTTCTTACGGAAGGATACTGACATGGGCATGAGGGAACTCAGACTGAAGCGCGGCATGACGCAACAACAGCTGGCTGACAAAGTCGGAATGGCCCAATCTCGCATAGCAGCGTATGAAAGTGGCACTAATGACGTTTCCAATATGACACTTGGTAATGCGCTTAAATTCTGTTCGGCCTTGCGTGTCGCTAATCCCCGCAAACTTTTGGAAGATGATTCTGATTCTGAATCTTCGGCGGATTCTAAGTGATCCGCAGAAGATAATGTTCAGCCGATAGTATCGGCGCGAAAGTAAGGAGGTGGCATAGTTGCCGGGAATAAGCAGGTTTTTCGGTATCGTCATTTACATGTACGCCAATGACCATGGCCCCGTGAAGCATTTTCACGCGGAATATAATGGCCATTGGGCTAAGTACTCGTTTGATGGCGATTTGATTAAGGGCGGTTTGCCTAGGAAACAGGAACGTTTGGTATTGGCGTGGGCTGAAATACACCGTGAGGATCTCGAATCCAATTGGAAGTGTGTTGAAGCCCATGTGCAACCCGGACACATCGAGCCGCTTAGGTAAGGAGGTTTATTCATGTGTGACGGTGTTGTTTTGGTGACTGACGCTGTTCCGTTGGACGGCCACCGTGTGGCGGTCAGGTTCAGCGATGGTTATAGCGGCGTCTTGGATATGGCTAAGTATTTTGGCTATCCGGCGTTCGCTGGGTTGAATGATCCTGCGGTGTTCGCTACTGCGCGGGCTGGTCTCGGTACGGTGTTGTGGGGTGACGGCGATATAGACGTCGCACCTGATACCGCGCGTGAGGAGGCCGTGCCGTTGGGCGCGTAGGCCGCGTCTATGAATCCCGGTTGCTTTTGCTGCCGGGATTTTGTTTATTCGAACGTGTTTGGCGGGGTTCCCGTCTGATGAAAATACCCCAAGAGTGTTGCATCACTCTTGGGGTTTCGCTTAAAACAAACCGATTTATAAGCCCTCTCATTTTAGCAAGGGGGCTGGAATGGAGTGTGTGTTATGAGTATCCATTTTTATGCCGGATATTGGCAGTTTGGTGTCGGCGTTACCAATTTTGAGGGTGAGCCGTATTGTAGCCTGTTGTCTTTTGATTCGCGTAAGGAACGCGACGCTTGGGTTGCTGCGGATCATTTCGACAATAATTGGCATCGTAGCGTGGTGTCGCGTCGTGAGGCGTTGCCGCTTATGCGCGCTGAGCTTGCCGAGCTGCGTGGGTATGATTCCAAAGGTCATGACGGCTGGCGTGTTGATGGCGTGTTTTATTCGTCCATCGGCGACGCTTTCGCGGCGTTCTTCAAGGCTGAGGCCGCTGCGCATAGGCGTGCGGGCGTCTGATTCATTCAGTCTGTTTGTTTGGTTTCAGGGCGTGGCGATTGTGCCGCGCCCTTTGTTTTCAACGTTTTTCTTTTTAAGGGGTTTGAAATGTCTAACAAGGTTAACGGTTTATGGGCCGTCAATTCGTCCAGTGTCTTCATGTTCTTTGATTCCGTCAACACGCCTAGCGTGTGGCGTTTCGAGATGAAGGATGGTGTTGAATCATGGCGTATGATTCCGGGCGTGAAGAATGCTCAGGCGGTGCGTGGTGTTGCCGCCGCATATCGTGCCGATGGTGGCGTATGGCTTGACCCTAACGGGGCGGATTATGCTCAGGCCGTTCGTGAGATCGGTGACGTGCCGTCAATCGTGGAACGTGGCGGATTGATTGCGTCCGATGATTGCGGGGATTATACGGTTCATGGCGTGAGTCTTCCTGATGTTGACCGTGAGCGTGGCTGGGTGTTGTCGTGGGAGCATGGCGGCATGGTTGTGTCTCGTGACGTTTCGTTTCTGACTCCGGTTGAGCAAGATCATCCTGAGATGTGCGAGACGTATGATGATCTGCCTGTTGTCGAACCGGTGGCACCTGTCGCACAGTCGGTTGAGGTTGTCGAACCGGAGCCGGTTACGGCTGAGATTCCCGAGATTCCGCCGCAGACTGAGCCTCATGAGGTGGTTGCCACTTCCAGCGCGGTCATAGTGCGCAAGGTGGTGATTCCTGGCGGTAAGTCAGTCAAGGAACTATCCGACGTGTTCGGCGGGTTCAAACATAAGCCTCGTGGTTTCCGTGATTCCACAGGCCGTCGTGTGGCGTATGTCGCGTTCGATGGTACCGGTGGTGTGATCGCATACCGTGACTGTTACACGCAAGGCGTTGATACGCGGCTTGAAAAGGATATTGCCGACTATCTCGCCGCCCATAATCTCAAGCTTGCTGCTTGAAAAGAATTTGCCGCCACTGTTATGAGCGGTGGCGGCGCCTTAATTACCTCTATCAAAAATAATTGCTGAAGAATAGTGGGGGCGGTTTTTGAATCCGCCCCCATTCATGTGCCATCGTTTTGCGTGAGGGTACAACGTCCTTCAGGGCGGTGGGGAATCACGCCGGTCTGTTCTGGCTCTCTATATATCGTTTCAACGTGTCCAACGGTGCGCCTCCCGCCGTGCCCGCGTAGTAGCTGGGCGACCAGAGGCGTTGCGCCCTCCAATAGTGTTGCGCGAGTTCGGGGTAGTCACGGCGCATGTATCGGCTGGACACTCCCTTGAGGCTGTTGACGAGTCGGCTGAGTTCCACGGTCGGAGGAAACGACACGAGCAGGTGCACGTAATTCGTTTCGCCGTTGAACTCCTCCAACCGGCAGTCGAACGAGGCGCACACGTCGGAGAATATGCGTTCCAACGCCTTCAGATGCTCGTCGGTGAACACGTCGTGCCGGTATTTGGTAATGAAGACCAAGTGCGCGTGCAAATCATAGACGCAGTGCCGTCCCTTACGAATATCGTTTGTCTTATCCATGAAGACCAAGTATAATACCAAACATGAGTTCCTACAGGCGATACAACTACCGCGCCTACCCCACGCAAGGGCAGCGCGAGGCATTGTCATGCCTGTACGGCGCATGCCGGTACGCGTACAATTGGACGCTCGACCAGCGGGAGCTTATGCGTCGCCGACATGGGCGAATGCAGTCGTACTCGCAGTTGAGCAACATGTTCACCCAATGGAAACGCGACCCCGGCATGGAATGGCTTCTGGCCGTATCATCCACGCCGTTGCAGCAGTCGATACGCCACGCGGACATGGCCTACCGGAACTTCCTCCGCCTCTACAAGGCTGGCAGGACTCATATTGTGACCAACCGCCGTACCGGGAAGAAGCATCGCACGGGACTGCCCCGGTACAAGAGCCGCAGGGACGGCGAACAGTCGGCCGAGTTCACCAAGTCCGCGCGATTCAAGGTCGAGCATACGGACGGATGCAAGTGGGCGTTCCTCACGCTCCCGAAAATAGGGCGGGTCAAACTCCGTTGGACGCGCGAACTGCCGTCCACGCCGAACACCGTCACCATCATGCTCCATGCGGACGGCTCCTATGAAGCGAGCTTCACCGTGCAGGTGGAGGACAAGACCGACGCCCTAAAGCCGCTGCATGAGGCGTGCGGCATCGATATGGGGCTTGACTCGCTCATGAGCATCGTCTATACGGACGGCACACGCGAGAAGATACCCCACCCACACACTCTGAAACGCAAGACGCGCCGACTGCGCAAACTCGACAAACAACTGGCAAGGGAAAAGAAAGGCTCAGCCAATCATGCGAAGACACGACTCCTGAAGGCCAAGACCTACGGTCGGATACGGGACCAGCGCAAGGACATGGCGTACAAGCTGGCATCCAAGGTAGCGGGCGAGAACCAAGCCGTCGCCTTGGAGACCCTGAACGTCAAGGGACTGGCGCGCACCCGCATGGCGAAAAGCCTGTTGGACGCGAACTGGACGCGAATCATCGACCGCATCCAACAATTGGGCGTCCAATACGGCAGAACCGTCAAACGCATCGACCGATGGTATCCCAGCAGCCAAATCTGCTCCCAATGCGGACACAGGGATGGCAGGAAACCGTTGGACATACGCGAATGGGAATGCCCGAACTGCGGCATACGGCTCGATCGTGATTGGAACGCCGCACTGAACATCCTCGACGCCGCGGGACTCGCGGAGTCATTAAACGCCCGTGGAGGCGACGTAAGACGGAGACTGGCGCAAGCCGGTCGCAACGCAGACGCCAGTGAAGCGGGAACCCGCCGAACCGCAAGGCTTCATTAAGCCGACCGGTGTAGGAATCCCCCACCTTCAGGCGGGGGAGGAAGTCAATGTAGATCACTCAGTTACGTTTAACGCAGCGTGTAGCCAATTGTCCACCAATTCGGCTTCGTTGACTGGCTCGAATTGCATGTGCGCGTATGGTAGGAACACGATCTGCGCTATCCGGTCTCCCTCATGGATTTCAAACGCCTGTTCGCCCATGTTTCTGAGGATTATGCCGACTTCGCCACGATAATTGGCATCAATTACACCAGGCGCGTTCATCACGGTGATGTTGTGTTTCAACGCCAAGCCTGAGCGTGGGCAGATTAGGCCGACGTATCCAGCTGGAATAGCCATGTATACGCCTGTGTATACGAGTGTTTGACTACCCGCGCAGATGATCGTGTCCTCGTTGGAACGTAGGTCTGCTCCACCATCGTTCGCGTGAGCGTAGCCAATATTGTTTGTCTTACCGCTGATCTGCAATTTAGTCTCCGAACTTTTCAAGAATGAGCACGCCGATGACACCGATTAGCCAGGCGATTATGAGAATGATTACGATACCCGCCAATGCGAGTAGTGGTATCCAGATTGGTGCCAATACCCATATCCATGAGTATGGGAATTGTCCCATGATTTTCAGGAGTGCCAGTACGCCTGATAGCAGTAGGAGGATTAGCGTGCAGTCGATGTTGACTCGCATTATTAGTCCTCCGTGTAGAAAGTGAGCGTGTGGAGCTTTTTCTTCGCGTCCAATTGTTCTCCGAACATGCCGTACTGTTTGACTGGTTCGATCACGTCGCGCATGTGATGCGCGTGGTAGGTGATGGTCTTGCCTTTGTCGGTGATGCTGATAGTGGCGGTCATCGGATGACTTCTTCCACTAGGGCGAGATTGCTTGCCGGAATGGTTTTGCTGACGCCGTTTCTCAGGTTCTTGAATGTGAATGAAAATGGTTTCATGCAGTTCTCATCTTCGAAGTCGATGATGCATTCCACGTCGTTCCAATGGTCAACCCATTTGGAGCCGACCAATCTGGGGTCGGCGTGAGTGTAGACGATGATGCCTTTCTTATGGTCGGTGTGCGAGTATGCGAATCCGAGATCATTGAGTTTGACCGCGTATGGCGGGTTGGAGAGGTCGATGTTCATGCCTGTTCCTCCTGTAAAAGCATCCAAATGTTCGTTTCCTTTTCGGGGTTTCTGACGGCGAGCTTGTACACGTCGGACAGCCGGTAGCGTTGCTTGCGCGTGTCTTTGACCGGCGTGACGGGTTTCAGGTCTCCCCTGCTGACCCAACTGCGCATGGTGCCGGGTTTGACGATGATGCCGCATTGCAGGAGCAGTCTGCGGATTTCGGTCTGCGTGCCGGTGATGTGCGTGGCGAGGAGTTTGCGTCGCCTGTTCTCACGGATGGCGGAGACCGGATACACTTGACCGCAGTCGGGGCATTTCGGTGCGAACGTGGCGTTTGGAATGACTTTCACGATGCGATGGCAGTCGTCGGTCGGGCATTCGCCGATGATGATCTGGTCTTCGAGGGTGAAGTCGAGGAGTTCCTGGGCCTTGCGTCGGATACGGTGGATGATTCGCGCGTAGGTTGGTGTTGCCTTGCTGGTCTTCCACTTGTCGGTGAGCCGAATGTTGCGGATGAGTGTTTCGAGTTTCCGGTCGTATGGGGCGGTCACGTTCAGGCATCGCGCGTATTCGTTGATGATGTCACGGAGGCTTGGAATGTCGTCCATGCCGTTGCCTTCGATGAGTTCGAACGCGGTTTCGCGTAATGGTGCCGGGGAGGTGGCGAGTCCGTTATGTCCGCCGCCTCCGCCGTTGCCTGTCTTGTCCATGCGGTTTGTGCGCCATTCGAGGTCTTGCAGGTGGTTTTCGAACCATTGCAGATCGAATTGGAGTTGGGTTTCGCAGGATGTGCAGAGGATATGCTTGTCGTCGGTTGTTTTCCAGCATGCCGCGCATGTGGTTTGCGTCAAGTGTTGGCTCCTTGGTTGCGTTTTGGGTGTGTTTGGTCTTGTTGCCTCAACCCTTTGTTTGCAACCGTTGGGCGACTTGTCCAGTATAGTGTGTGTGTCAGATTAGCGTTGGCTGTTCCGTATCCTGTTGTGGATGGTCGTCTTGTTGGAGCCGGTGGGATTCGATGTCGAGCACGAGCCGCTTGTCGATGTCGAGCAGGCGGCTGATCTCGTTGGCATCGTATCCTATCGCATCCATGTTGAGCACTTGCTGACGGATTCGATAAGACGGATACGCGCTCATTTCTTTTCCTTTTCGATCACGTACAACACGACGGCTTCATTGTCCAATGCCAGTGGGTTCGCTGCCGCGACGTTGATGATTTTCCACCCATCGTCCAGATAGCCGATGAGTTTAGAATCATTCTGCACACGCACACCGTTACCGGTGAACTTCGTGTATACGGGGATTAGCTCATGTTCCATTATTTCGTTTCCACGTCCTTGCCGCTAGCATTGTCCCAATCGCAGGAAAGACCGCCTCCCCCCTTGTAGGTGTCGAAGTTGATGCATGTCACGGTTCTGCCGTCGTGCAACTTGATTCTGCACTCATCGGCCGTGAAGTCGCCTCGCACATCAATGCAGTCACTACCGTCTTCGACCTCGTCAGCATCCGCTTCATTCCCACATCCAGCCAGCGGGAAAACCATCGCCACAGCCATAAGCACGGCCATCAGTCCTCGTCGAATATTCCTGTTTCCTATCATTTCGTATCCTCGCTTTCCATGAATGGATCATCGGCCTTCATTCGCGCGAATTGCCTGAACGTTTTGCGAGCAATCCACGTATCAACCTGCTTGTCGGTGATGCCGTACATTTCTTGGAGCAGATGCAGGCAGATCGTCACATCGGCCATTTCCTCCGCGAGATTGTCGGTGGCGTCGGGCTTGCCACGAAGACACTTGCTGATGGCTTGGATGAGTTCGGAGCATTCCTCCATGCAGACGATGCTTTGCATCTCCTTGCCGTATTTTTCAATGCTTTCACGCCACACCGCATGCTGCTTATCGCCGTTCAACGGTTTGCCTCCTTCATGTTCGTATCCTCGTTTTACTTGGTGGTTTCGGTTCCATATTCTTCGAATGAGACTGCCAGCCTCACGTGGCTATTCATGATTGCGATGGGAACAGGATTGTCAGGCCGCGAGGATACGATGCCGGAACCATCCGTATAACTCACAGCAAGCCCGTAGATATAGCCACAGCGTTCTTTCCATCCGCTTTTCAGGTAGCATGTTTCGTTCGTATCGAGTTCCACGCGCAGACCCATACCATGCGGGAGGAATTCTGACACACTGCTCTTTTTCGTGTCCTCGCTTTGCTTTTCCTCGTTTTGCTTTTCGAGAATGTAGACGTTCGTGGCGCTGACTGTGGTGCCAGATTGAAATTCCGTTGGCGACATGGTATCCACCCGTGAAATCTTCCAACCATCGTTCAGTAGCTCTTCAATCGCATTCTGGTTTCTTAAGCGATAGCAGTCGCCGCTGTCATTCCAAAACAGCGGGCAAACCTTGTATTGACTGCTCATTTCGTGTCCTTCCTCTTGTATTCGTTCACGACGTGTTTCCAGTTGATGCTTGCATCCATAGGGTCGCTGTACCAGTTTGTAGAGAGGTGTTTTCTGGGGCATTGGAGCCGGTATATGGTTGTTGTTTTCACGACTTTGAGGGTTTCGTAGTATTTCTCCGTCTGTCCTTCCGCGAGGACGGGTAGTCTGCCGCACATTGGACACCCGTATTCGTTGCGTTTGCGTTTGAACCACATGATTATTCCTCCGTGTCCTCGATTGGCTTGCAGTCGGATGGTGTCGGGCTTATGTCGCTGATCTCGCAGGCGTATGATTGATTTCCGTCGCGCATGATGATGGTTCTTTCGGTCGTCACGTCTTTCCATGTGCAAACGCAGAAGACAATGAATATTGCGGCCGCGGCCACCACCATCAGTCCGATCAGCAGGTTTTCGGCAATGTCCGACCAATCCGGTTTCCATTTCATTTTTTCGCGTCCTCGCTTTGATTCGGTACTTCCGTGGGCATGGTGCCGGAATAGCCAAGCATGGACCGGCAGTGGTCGATGATATGGTCAAGCAGTCGAGCTTGCATTATGACGCCATACACGAAAGCCTCACTGCCATCAAGCAGGTCGTTGGAATATTTGATTATCGGATTGTCAGACCGGATGACCGACTCCAAATCGGCATAGGCTTCTTCCGCATCCTCTCCCGGCGCTGGTTCAATGTCGGCAAGGATTTTCCTCCGCTGGTTCTCGCACCAGTCGATGATCTCGTTCAACGTCTTGTCTTTTTCACTCACGTTCGTAGCCATTGTTGTTCCTTACTGCTCTTATCGTTCTTATCGTCATGGTCGAAAATGCATACAAACACGCCCAACAGCATGAGCACGCAGAGTATCGCTATCACACCCAATGTGATGACGATGAACACGCTTGAAATATTCCAGCAAACATCAGCCAGACTCATGATTTCTTCTCCTTGCGGAATTGTCTGATAGCATTTTCCGCGTCGTAATAGCGGGCGACAATGCGTACCCACGAATCGAACGCAGCTTCGGCAGTCTGACACACTTCGCCTTGAAGGCACATAAGGGCGCACTCATACCGGTAGACAGTATGACGTGGATTGTGATACGTGCATTTGCCGGTGACAATTCTCGGCGCGTGACCGCAGTATGGGCATCTGAGGTAACTTTTCGGCTTCTCCTGCTTTTTCTTCTTCCGTCCGAACATCACTCACCCTTCAACGGATATGGCGCAGTGGTTGGTGTAAGCGGGAACGCACACGGATGCTGACCGCGTATTCGTTGTTCACTGCTTCACCTCGTTGAGTATGAGTATCGAATCGTATGCTCTGCATAGTTGGTTCTCACCACCGTTGAGACTGATGATGACCGGCTGGAACACTCCCCCGAAAACCAGTTGCACCATGCTGCCGCTGCCGTTACTGAACTTCGTGGTCATCGATTGGAGGAAACCGTCGATAGTGGTTCCCTCAACGGTGGTGGCTATCGCACGCTTGCCAGCGAGGTATGACGATGGCAGGTGCTGCCAGTCGGTGATATGGTCATGCACATTCATGGTCGAACACCCCGTTTTCCAATCGTGCAAGCAGGTCTTTGCCGAAGTTGATTCCCGTCCCGCAGACGGCATTCTCGATGTCTTTCGTATGCTTGTCGGAAGATGGGTTGTCCCGCACTGTCTCACACTCATGAATGAGCGTGTGCAAAAAGTTGGTGAGGTTGGTCAACCGACGCTCCGCACGAGATGTATCGTTAAGATTCACTGGTATCAGCGGGAAAGCGTCAGCATCGAACGTGCGTTTGACCACACTCCAGTCCATCGTTTCCAAATCCCCGTCAACGAACAATTGCGAATCACAGTCGATATTGTGAATGTGCCAAGCGTCACCGTCATAGCTCAACAGGTCTTCACCATCCCGAGTCACATACCAGCCCGGTTCGGTGGGCATGTCATCAGACGAATGCGCCTGATCGTACATGGCTTTCACCTGCTTGTAGATGTCATCCAGTTCCCTGCCGTCGAACTCCACGGTCAGACAAGTACCAGCCTTGTCGGTAAACAGGTAAGGCATTGTTTTGAAATCAATGCTTCTCAACATTTCACTCTCCTTCTTCGTTGAACGATGCCTGTAGAGTGTCCGCGAACACATGCAATGCGTCTTTGACCTTCTCGTTGAAACCGTCCGGCACGTCCGCCGTGACATGTCCCTGCTGCATGTTGTCGAGCTTGTTGTCCGTCTTCGTGTACATCGGCACATCCACTTCGACGGATGCGAGTTCGATCTGCGGATAGTCGAACGCGCGCACACGGAACGTGACCTTGCTCGTGCCGACTTTCACTCTGTCGCTCATTGGTGTCTCCTTGGGTTGATTGTTCTGATGGTTCTTGCCGGACTCTCATAAGCGGTACGCACCTCATACGCCCTGTGGTAGAAGTCGGCTTTGGAACGTGCCGCGCTCTCAGCTTCATCCAGTGAGTCGTACACGCGGCATGTGTGAACTCCCGTATCGCCTTGCGGCCAGACGATGTAGCCGGTCTTGCCTGCGAAAACATTCATTTGACCGTCTCCACCGTGTTGCAGCCGATGTATTCGCCGTTATGCTTCAAACACGCCCATGTCAAGTCACCGGTCTTGACCGTTTCCATTTGGAAACCCGTATTGGTCTTCTTGTCGATATTGGACGGCATTCCACAAATGAATAAAATCAAGACAATCGTGATGCAGCTGATCGACGTGAGGGCCACCCTCGTCTTATCCATCATTCACCGTCCTTTTCGATGGCGTCTCCCATGGCTTCCCGATACTTTTTCGTTCGTTGGAACCGGTCGGCGAGCATGTTCGCGGCCTTGTCGATGATCTCGTCCTTGCGTTCTTCGAGGAAGCGTTGCAAAGCGCCAACCAGCACGGTCTTCCACATGTTTTCCCGCGAATACGCGTTCGCGTGCGCGAAAACAGTGTCCGTGGCTTCTTTGGTAAGCTTGTCGAGCACATCCCTGTAGGCGTGTTCCTCGATACGGTTCTGGATGGTCTTGTCGTCAATGCTGATGGCGAACTGCACGATATGTTCCATGATTACTTTCCTTCCTTTTCGATTTCATTGATCTTTTCGGTCAGCACTTTGGCCGCCTTCTTGTAGCATCCCCATTTGATTTCATTCCAGAATGGTTCGAGATCGGCCCAGTTCTCGGCTTCTAGAATGCCGAGAAGCCTGATGGGTCTGGCTTCGATGATGTCGGCGTTCTGTCCGCAGTGCGCGGCAATGAACGGTACGTTATGGTCGAGCGCGTCATTGATGAACCAGAGCGCCTTTTTCAGGTCTTCTACACCGTTCTTGTGCTGCCACCTGAAGCAGTATTGGACGGCTTGGCCCCAGTCGCTTGACAGCAGGCGGGATAGTTCGATGCATTCGAACGGGCCATCCTTGTAATGCGATGGATTGATATTGTCAGTCATTTAACGCCATCCTTGCCTTCTCGAATGCCTGGTTCACGATTTCCATGTGCAGTTGTTCGCCTTCCTTGGTCGTCTCGAATCGGTCATTCACTTGACGGATGAACTTATTACGAAGCAGTGCCCTGCTTGTCTGGTTATCGACGGCCTGATATTGGCCTTGCATGTTGCTCACGTCAGTGAGCATTTCCTGCTGTTTCGGGCTGAGTGTCTGCATCATCGGCTCCTTTCGCAGATTGTTTCCAATGTCGGGTGGTATTCGTATGTGAGTGGATGCGAGTAGTAGTCGTCCCAATACTTGTTGAAGTTCCTGTTGATGCCACGTTCCGCGATGTTCGGCCTTCGTATTGGCTCTCCCCTGTCCAATCGTTTGATCGCGTCGGCGGTCTCGATGCCTTGCTCGGTCGGCTTGTAGGTGCCGTCCGCGAGGGGGATGATGAGACGCCTGTCGATGAGGGAACCCAACGTGGCCCACGGTTTCGCATAGGCCGCGGATGATGGCATTCGATGCGTTTCGACGATGTGGACAAGCATTGACGCTTGGGTGTCTCGCAATCGTTGTCCGTGGATGTTGTAGATGTTTCGTTTCATGGCTGGTTCCTGTCGTTCATCGTCCGGTCGAGCCGAATCCGTTTCCTCCGCGTTCCGTCGTGTCGGTGAATTCGACGACCTTGCGGATTCTGGGGGTTTCCACCGGCGTGATGACGAGTTGCGCGATACGGTCGCCGCAACGGAAGTTGATGCGGCTGGTGGATGTGTTATGCAGGATGACTTTGATCTCGCCACGGTATCCGGCGTCGATGATGCCGCCGAGGATGTCGATGCCGTAATTCCTGGCAAGTCCGGAACGTGGGCAGACTCGTGCCATGTAGCCTTCGGGCAGGTTGATCGCGATGCCGGTTCCCACCGTGATGCGGTCTAGTCCGTCGATGTGGAAGTCTTCGATGCAGTGTAGGTCGAGTCCGGCGTCCGCGTCGTGGGCGCGGGTGACTGTGGCGTTTGGGGTGAGCGGCTGGATTTCGAGGGTTTCTAGTGTCATTTCACTGTCCTTGCTGGTTGCTGATGGTTTTGTATTCGGAGATGTCTCGGTTGAGGCAGTCGGTTGTGCGATGCGTGGTTTCGTGTCCGCGATCGTATGGGTCGCCGCCGTGGGCGAGCTGCAAGAGGCGGAAGCTGGTGAGGTCGAGTCGCCGGTGGCTGAGCTTGTGGAGGATGCCGCTCGTGTTGGGCATGTTCACGTCGAGCCATCGGATATCGAAGTGGACGTTGGTTCCGGCTGGATGCATGAGACCGGGGTCGAGGCCCGTGTCGATGAGCCAGACGGCCATCTGCTTGTCCACGTTTTTGAGCGTGTCTTCCGCGTTCATGCATTCGCTGATGAGTCCGTTTCTGGAATGCATGTCGATGGTCGTGCTGTTGAACGCGCGGATTGGCGTGTTGTCATCGAAACGGATGACCCTATGGAATATCAGGGGGTCGTCGTTGAATGGCACCTGAAGGCCCTTCATGTCGGTGATTCTGGCTTCGACTTCCAGTAGATTGTCGGACATTGGGTCGAGTCCGCTGGTTTCGACATCGAACCAGATGAGAAAATTGTCATCCATTGTTGGCTCCTTCGGTTCTCGTAATCGTTGGATGTAGTCTTCGAATCCAGTCAGGTCCACATGCGTTGGCGGATTGGGTTCGAGTTCCTTGAGGATTTCGGCTTCCTTGTCCATCCGCCGCGTGTAATGCCGGTAGGCGGCTTTGCTTTCGTGGATGCCGTACTTGTTGGTTTCCTTCCATTTGCTCATGGTGTTTTGAACAGGTCTCCCAGATCGTCGTCCACGGTTGGCTGGCGTGTGATGGGTTTGGATGCGATTTGCGGACGGTCGGCCTGTTCGAGGGCCTTGCTGACTGCTTCGCCCAACTCTTTGGCTTCCCGCGCGGTGCCGAAGACGACGCGACGTTTGAACTCCCAATAGTCGTCCGCCGTGACGTGATGCTTGGCGGCGAGCTGTTGGATGGTGTTCTCGTCGGGAATCCGGCTTGCGCGGATTTTCTTGCAGAGGATGTTGATGTCGGCGGCACGCATCCACTTGTCCGATTTGGTCGCATAGAATCTCACGACCGCCGTCCGCATGTCTTGGATGTTGTTGCGTTTGTCGAGTTCGCGGTAGAACTCGTCCAATTGCAGGTCGTCCCATTGGGCGTTGCCGTGATGCGCGTTGATCGTGGTCAGCAGCATCGCGGCCTCTCCTTTGGTTATCATCCTGTTCCTCCCATCGCCCGTTGGCGTTCCTCGTCGCTCATGTACTGCCATGCCCTGTTGAGGTTCGCCATGCGGTTCGATTCGTTGCGGCTCATCATGGTCGGATTGGTGCGGAGGGTGAGGGTTGGTCGGATGTCGTATTCGTTTTCCCATCCCGCCGCGTTGAGCCATGTGGCCGCGTATTTGACGTATTTGGGTTCGGTTCCTTCGATCTCGACCTGTCTGGCATAGGCTCGGGCGCTGTTGATGATGGTGTCCGCATCCGTGTCTTGGATGGCGTTCTTCCATGCTTTCCAGGCTGGACGCTTGTCAACGTGTCGTGGATACGCTTTCCAGAAGGTTTCGAAATCGGCGGAATACTTGTCGTCGGATGCCTGTCGTGCGCGGCTTCGGCGTTTGCTTGCCGTGTTGCGTGCCGTCCGGTCGGCGAGTTCTTTTCTGGTGTGGTTCCCGTTCGACTGGTATTCGTTGATGCGCACGCCGGTGATGGTCTGTTGGAACAGGCCGATGTCGATGAGGGTTTCGATCTCCTGTTCGGATGCGCCAAGCGTGTACGTCAGCTGGTCGGTGTCGATGTCTCCATCCGTGAGGTTGCAGCTGCACCAGCTCAATGCCATGACGTAGATGAGCGCCGCTCTTGGCATTTCGTCGCGGAGTCTGCATATCCTCGCGTCGGCCCAGAATCCGTTGTCGAGTCGGGTGTAGCCGTCCCTCACTTCAGATTCTCCCGTCATGTCATGAGTCCTATTCCGATGTCGATGATGATGGTTATCGAACCGACCTCCACTAGGGTCATGCCCAATATCCACAGCCAGTCGCCTGACGGCCTGTTACGGTCGATGAGGTTCAACGAGCAGAGCATGATGACGAATCCGATGACGCTGACGACGAGGGCGCATATGGCGACTATCGCGATCATGATTGTCCTTCCGGTCCGAGTGGCAGTCCGTCGTTGAGGATGAGGGCTAGGCTTTTCAATGTGACGCACACGAGTTGTTTGCGTCTGCCTAGGAACTCAGTCCTGATTCGTGGGGTGAAGTACCTGTCGTTGTCTGCCAACGCGCACATGGTGTTGTATGTGTCCCAATCCGTGTAGGCGAGCTGCCTTCCGATTCGTTCGAGCGTGGATAGGCCGACGCGTGGCTTCTTCTGCACGACCCACGGGTATGGACTGTCAAGGTTTCCGGCTTCCTCGACCGCCTCGTTGTAGTGTTTCGTGGCGTCGAGGCGTTTGGTGTTCTTGACTTCCACGCATACCGGCTGTCCGTGGAAGAAGATGTTGGCGATGTCGCCTAGGTCGTTGCTGCCGTGGAGACGGCGGCGGATGATGCGCTGGTCGTTCAACGCCCATTGCAGGTAGTGTTCCACCGCCGTTTCCATTGCCGTTCCGGCTTTTTTGGCCGACTGTCGATTGCGTGACATCAGAACGCCGGTTCTCCTGCGGACTGTCCGAATCCGTCGAATCCGCCGCCACTCCACGGGTCGGGGCCTGCCTGCTGCGGCATGGCGGGAGCGGGAGCGGATGCGGCCTGGCGTTGGCCGTACTGCTGGCTTGCGTTCACCAGTTGGGCGGTGCCCCATCGGAGACTCGGACCGATCTCACGGACGTTGACCTTCTGCGTGTAGTGGGTGACGCCGGACGAATCCTCGAAACGATCATCGGACTCGTTGCCGATGACGATGTACTCGTCGCCTTCCTTGATGCTGTTCTGGATGTGCGTGGCGAGATCGTTCCATGCTTCGCAGGTGCGTGAGCAGGATGCGCCGTAACCCCATGAGCCGTCCGGGTTCTTGACCCTGTTGGAGCAGAGGATGCGGAACTGGATGTAGTTCTTGCCGTTCTTCGTGGTTCCGGCGTTGAACAGGTTGCCGTCCTTTTTGATTTTGACGATTCGTCCCACGAGGATGATGGTCGGAGTGCTCATTGCTTGTTCTCCTTGTCGTGTCGTGGATGGGTTTCGAGTCCGACCCATCCTTGCTGGTCTTTGGCTTTCATGTTTTTGAGACGGTCGGCCGTCTTGTGTCTGTTGGCCGCTTCGACGTTGCACATGACCATGTGGCTTCGCGCTGCGGCGCAAGTGCTTTTGCCGCATTTACGGCAGTATGGGATGAGTCCCGTCTTGACTGGATTGTGACGCACGCAGTATGCGCACGTGCATCCGGCTCGTCTGGTGATGTTCAAAGTTCGCCTCCGCAGTCCGCTTCCTTCGGTTGTTCGAGACCGAGCGTGCAGTAGTGGAGAGGCATGTCGTTTCGGACGTGTCTCTCGGACATGACCTCGCCGCTCAACACCGGAATGAACCGCGATTCCCATGGGTCCTTCAACGAATGCGAGTCGAAGTCCGGTCCCATATAGGCGATGAGCTTCCACACGCCGCAACTGTCGAGGTAGTACAGGTTCGTCTTGTCCTTGTTGCGGTAGAAGCCCGGACGGGTAGGCAGTTTCTTCTCGCAGAGGCGTTCGAACGGGAATCGTTTCGAATGGCCGCTGCTGAAGGCGAATGCCTCGGTGGTCTGCTGCAAGGCGTTCGGCGGAACGTTGCCGTGATGGTTCAGGATGGGCGTCCAAGTGTCGCCCGCGTGGAGCCATACGCTGCCGGTCGCGGCCTTGTAGAATCCGTTGGCTTTGGGCAGCTGCTTCTCCCACTCCTCCGCTTGGGTGTCGGTGGTTGGCTTGTCCACGTCGGCGGTGGGGGTCTCGTCCTTGACGAGCTTCGTCTTCAATTCGGAAACATCCAGCTCCACGCCGTCGTCGGGATTCTCTTCGATGGAGATGATCGTGTTCCAAGTGACGTTCAGGTCACGGTCGAATCTGATGGCCGGGCATAGGATTCTCTCATCGTCGTCACGGACGACGAAATACTCGTTGCTGGTGGTGATGAGCGCCAATGCTATGAGATCACGGAGCACAAGGTTGTCACCGGCGAGCGCGTCATTCGGGCCGATGTGCTTCAGCTTGCCGGTGACGTGCTGTCTGTTTTCGTCTTCGACGGTGACGGTCATGTTGGTGGTCGCGATTCTGAGCGCGTCGTCGTAGGTGAGTTTCTTCGGGTTGTATTTCATTGTGCTGCTCCTTGCTGCTGCATGTGCTTGTGGTATTCGTTGATGAATGTTTGTGCTTGCACTGCCGTGAGGCTTGCGCTTGTGACCGTCTGGTCGTGGAGGATTTTCTGGATGAACGCGTCAGCTTCATCCGGTTTGATCTGGCAGGCGCGGAGGATGTCGGTGACTGTCTTCAACTGGTCGGGACTGGCCGGACCGTTGGATGGGGCTTGAGCCGCTGCCTGCTCCGGCTGGCCTTGACGGACCTGCGGAGCGTATTGCCGTGGCTTCTGGCGTGGCTGCTCGTCAACCACTTCGGCTTCGACCATTTCCTCTTCGGTCTCGTTGTTGGTCTGCTGCATCTCGTCGGTCGTGTACAGGCCGCTCAAATCCTGTGGGAACGCCTTGCGTAATGCGAGGGCTTCCGCGCATTTCGCGATCATGGTCACCGGTTTCGAGGTCCACATGCTGGTGGGGACCTGCCTGCGGAGATTCTTGTCGTAACGGGTTCCGACATATTCCCTGTAGAGGGCCACGCCGGTGAACTCGCCTTCTCCTCGACGGACGGTGACTTTCGCCGCGACCGGAGGGGTCTGGGCAATCCACACGTCATGCCAGACGCCATCCTCGCCGCACCAGAGGGTTTCCGGCTCGCTGAACAGTTCATGGTTCCTGTCCGCCGCACGACGGGCGATGAGACGGAAACCGTCAATGCCGACTTGGATTGTCTGCTTGGAAACATATTCGTTGCCTTGCTTCTGACGGCGTTCGATCAGGTAGATTTGACGACTGAAAGGGTCAAGTCCGGTACGCTGGCATTGGTGCAGGAACACTGCCAAGTCGGCTTGTTGCGCGTTCTGCACTCCAAGTTGGGACAGTGCCGCGAGCTGGGCGCGGCTCCAAGTGTCCTGCTCGTTGGTGATGGTAAGGCTTTTGCACATGGCTACTCTTCCTTGGTCGAAGTGAGCATCTGGAACATCTTCGGGGCTATCTCGCTGGTGAACGCCTTGTCCACGAATCCTTTCGTGGTGCGAAGCGTGACGGTCTGGGCGCGTCCCGGCTTGAACTCGACGCCGGGTGGGAGTTCGCCGTCATGGTCCGCGATCATGTTCTTCAGATAGGCTTCCGACTTCGCTTCGGGGCGTGGCATCCATACGGCCTCCGCAGCATCGTTACCACCGGGGATGAGGAAACGGCTGTCATGCAGCATGGCACCATACGCACGCTCGTCAACGACCACGTAATGACCTTCGGTGCCTTTGCTGAGACTGATTTCACCCGCATCCAGTCCGGCGAACACGGCGCGCTCCTCATCGCCGCCGTCATGCGAGCGCCGCCATTCTTCCTTTGCGGCTTTGAGGGCTTCGGCGCTTCGTTTGTTCAGTGCGGTGAGTCCGGCGATGGTGGAGTTGAGTTCGTCGGGGCGGAGGCTGCTGAAGTCGTATTCGGGGGTGTTGGTCATTGTTGTTCCTTGGGTTGGTGTTCGATGGTGTCTACTGCGAGCTTGTAGAAGCTCACGTCGGTTCTGAGGGTTTGGTTCTCGTATCGGAGTCGTCTGTTTTCCGTGGCGAGTTTCCGGTTCTCGTTCCAGAGGGTGTGGATGGTGAGCGCGCAGTCGTCCAGGAAGTCGTCAACTTGGTCGGCGTCGTATCCCATGAATGGGAATGAGGGTCGGAATTGTCTGTCGCGCACGTCTTTCGGGGTGACTAGTCGTCTGGTGGTCATTGTTTGGTCTCCTTTGCTTGGTCCTTGATTTCGTAGAATCGGAGTAGGAGTTCCTTTTTTGTGAAGAGTTTGTTTTGGCCTGATTGGTATCCGAGGAACCCGTACAGGTCTTCGAATGTTTTCTTTCCTACCTTCGTGAAGGCGATTGCCTCGTCTTTGGTGAGGATGCCGTCTTCGAAGATGATGGGTGCCGTCAATTTGTGTGTGCTCCTTCCTTGGATTGGTGGTTGGGGTAGGCGGGTTGCGGCATGACGCTGGACGGTTGGCTCGCAAAAGGGTGTGCGGGGCGACTGGGAAAATAAGGAAAACCAGTCTGGCCGACCATCGTTCCCGATGCGGGACGGAGAAAACCAAGTGAAAAACTTCGTCCCGATGGGTGGCGTTGACGTCATGCCGCTGGCGTCCAAGCGCGGATTCGGACCGCGAGCCGTTCGAGATCATCGTCTTATGCCTTTTAGAAAGGAGAAGATGTGGTGTCTGGTTCGATTGGCGATGGTCTTGTGGTACGGTTCCTGTTCCCACTGCGTGGGCTTGGACGATTGCCGTGGCGGCGTGTGTATGCAAACGCTTGTGACGGTTCGTTTGGATGTGTTTCGCCACGGCATGGGACATCATGGGATGTTCCATCTTTGCCAGCCGGTGAACGTGGATATTCGATAAACGTTCAATTTTCCACTGTTTGATTGTTTATCGGAGTGGCTGGCGAAGCTTATGGTCCCCATCCGGGTTGCAGGCGGATGGGGAAGAATCAGTCGTTGTCGGCGAGCGCCTTGGCGATGGCCGGCATACCTGAGAAGTTCAACGGGATGAGAGGGAACGCTGAATCTTGGAAGTCTTTGACCAGTTCGTTCCAGTGGCGGTATCCACTGAATAAGTTGACACCGTAGGTAAGTTCAGTCCAATTGTGGATTTTGCTCATGACGCCCGGCTTGTTCTTCACGTATGACCATGTGTCGTCCATGTCATGGAGAATCAGGTATGGCGAGCCGTCGCGTGGAATGAAGAATCCATGCGATTGCGGTTCAGGTGGCAGTGGCTTCTCCTCCGGTTCCACGTCGTCGGATTCGGGGTTGATGCCCGCTACTGTGAGACGGTCGAAGAGGACCAGCGCGTAATCCTGCATGATATAGGATTGAGCCATCATCAGGGAGGCTTCTCTTACGGTTATGTGTCCCCGTTGGCCGTTATTGTATTTTTCGATGATGTCGTTGATCTTGTTGATTCTGTCTTTGAGTTCGTGGAACTCCTCGACCATGCGGGTCTTGTAATCGTCTTCCATTACTGTCTCCTATCGTGATTGACCGTGAACGTCGGAAGCCCATTGGATGAACGCAGCCAGTTTCGATTCGGGAACCTCATACAACGTGCTCGTCTTGAGTCCATCTTTTTCAACGATTGACCCGCCTTTCCGCTCGTTGATACGGAAGATGCAGTGCCCACCCTCGTCAAGAACGAACTCATGCGGTGGCGCCGGAGGATTCAACAACGTCATGCCGCCACCTCCGCGTCAAGCACTCGCTCGAAACTTTGTTCGGACAACCGCTGGTGGATAAGCGCCAATCCCTTGCGTGTCAGCTTCGGGGTCGGCGGATAGGCGAATGGCGTGCCATCCTTGTGGATTCCGTGGGAACGGGAGGACACCATGACCATATGGCCTTGCCTCACGCGACTTGACGCCGCGCACCACGACTGGTTAGGCTGCCGGTAAATCCAACCGTTATCCACAAGCCATTGGCGCAGCTCATGCTCACCGATCTGAATGTTGGAATCGTTGCTTAGGAGTTTCGCCGCGTCACGGACAAGCAGAGCATCGGGAATGTTCGTGAAGTCATCCAACGCCTTGGCTTTCGGCTCCAGTTCCTTGACCTTCTCCTGCTCCTCCTTCAGCTTGGTGGCGAGCTGGATCAGGAAGTCCGGGCTGGTGAGCGCTTTGTCCAACGTCTGCTGGGTCATGTAAGCGCCATGCTTGCGAATCTGCGGCAGCACCTCGTGAGTCACCCAACGTTTGAACTCGTGGGCCTCCGGCTTGCGGGATGCGAGGACGAGAACGTAGAGGCCAGATTCGGAGACGATTGCCCTGTTCGGGTTTCCGGGGGTTCCATCATTTAAAGTGATGGAACTTTTCTCGTCGTCATCGAGGCGACGTGCCAGTGTTTGGCTTACATTGCTGAGCTCAAGCACGTCACATACGTCCTTGGCGACGAACCATGGTTCGCCATTCTCGTCAGTCAGTGTGCGCAATGCCGCGCCCTTGAAGTCGAATCGTTGTATTTCAGTGTTCACTTGGAGTCTCCTAGTATTCGGCTGCTTCGATGCGGGTGATGAAGAAGTGGATGCCGGGGGCGCATTCTTTCCACCGGTTGGTGTCGAAGTCTTCGACGTGAATGGTTTCGCCTTTTTTGTACGTGAAGTCTGTGTCGTGTCCGCTGTATGCCGTGGTGTCTGGTGGGAGGCTGTTGCCTTGCTTGTCTTGCAGGTCGAGCACTCGTGCTTTGCTGGCGCGGCATTTGCGCCCCGTGGCGTTGGAGCGTTGCGCGTCGGCCGGAATGAGGAGCTTTACGATGACTGATTTCGGTGGCATTGTGTCGTCTGTCCATGCTTTTTTCCAGCCGATGATGTCGCCTTCGTCCGGAAGGATGCTGGTTTTGGCGATGCTGAGTTGTACATGGTTGGCATCGCTCAGGTCGGCGTGGCTCAGGTCGGCGTAGCGCAGATCGGCATCGCTCAAGTCGGCATCGCTCAGGTTGGCGTGGCTCAGGTCGGCGTAGCTCAGGTTGGCGTGGCTCAGGTCGGCGTAGCCCAGGTCGGCACCATGCAGGTTGGCACCGCCCAGGTAGGCATCGCGCAGGTTGGCGCAGCCCAGGTAGGCATCGCGCAGGTCGGCATCATACAGGCAGGCACCATGCAGGTTGGCGCAGCGCAGGTCGGCGTAGCGCAGGTCGGCATCATGCAGGCAGTCATATCCATGCTCTTTGAGGATGGCTTCGATGTTGTCGCCTTTGAAAGTGCCGTGTGGTGTGGTGATTTTCATTGGTTGTCCTTTTGCTCGTTGGCGTTGTGTGGTGTGGTTAGGCAGTTTGTTTGATTTGGGCGATTTCTCCGGGTTGGAAGCCGAATGCTTTGTAGAGTCCTATGAGCATGAGTGGTGTGCATTCGTTTGTTTTTTTGGCTCGGGCTAGGACGCTTTCGCTGACTCCTATTGCTCCGGCGAAGGCTTCGTCCGTTTTGAGGCCGCTCATTTGTTTGGTTCGGTCTAGGAAGCCGTCTCGGAACTGCATTTTGTATTCAGCCATCAGTGATTCCTTTCGCAACCTGCAATATTTCTTTTTGCAACTTGTGGTTACATCATGCAACAGGTTTTTTTATTTCGCAACTCGCTCGGCGTGTTGACTTGCAACCGCTTTGGTTGCATAATGAAACCATGAATAAAGAAACATGGTTCAAAGAAACAGTCCAAGGCGACACCATCGCCGAAGTAGCCCTCAAAGCGGGAATCATCAAGACAACCGCTTGGAGGCAATACAACAATGCCCTTGGTTTCAGCGCCGAGAACGTCATTCTTATTGCACGCGCCTACCACAAGTCCCCTGTAGAGGCTCTGGTTGAGTTCGGATATATAAGAGCCGACGAGATGGCTAACGGAAAGACCGTCGCAAGGCTGCATGACGCTTCGAATGACGAGCTGCTTCAGGAACTCGCACGCCGTCTCAAGGAGAACGCTGACGCCGACTGGGTGAACAGTCCGATCATCTACCGTGAAGAGTTCGATATGGCCGCGAACGACGATCCGAACGCGAGGCTTGAGGCCGAAACACCGGAAGACTGACGACAGCGATGAATATGGCGGCGGCATTCACTCATGATGCCGCCGCCTAATAATACGAAGGGAACAATGTCACGAATCACCATCGACGTTTTGGAATCCGATATTCCAGGCACTACCTGCGGATTGTACTGCGACCGGCTGCGGACGATATGGCTTGCCGACTGGCTCAACGACCGGCAGAGGCTCTGCACCCTATGCCATGAGCTCGTGCATGCGAAGTACCGTGATCTCGGCTGCGGCACGCGGTTCGGCGCGAAGTGCGAGCGTAGGGCGCGACGCGAGACGGCGTTGATGCTGATAAGCCCGGCCGAGTTCGCCATGGCCGAACGGACGTGGGACGGCGACACCTGGCATATGGCGGCGGAGCTGGACGTGACCATGCAGGTTCTCACGGACTACCGGCAGATTCTTTCCGAACGCACCCGCATCATACGCTCGTGCGGTAGATTGTAGGTATCGTACCTTGGAGCAAAGGAGAACTAAAATGAGCGAACCAACACCGCAACAGCCACAGTATGTGCCACAGGGCGCACAGCAAGCATATCCGCAACAGACGCAGCATCAGACCGCACCACAACAATCGCCCGTACGGCAGCGGCCCGTAAATCGTATGAAGCGCGTAAGCGTTCCCGTTGCCGGATTGGTGGCCATGGCGGTATTCGATGTGCTTGGCGGTTTCTTCCTGCTGGGATTTCTGGTGAACGTGCTGGGTTCGGCATCTACGGCTTCGAGCGTGGATTTCTCTCAGGTAGCAGACAAGTGCGGCAACCAGTCGGCCATGATGTCAGGTGACGACGATTCCCTATCCGCTGATATCACGTACGACGGCATCGACAACACGAAGGCCAGCAAGGCATACGAATGCCTCGTCAACGAACTTGGCATTCCCAGCTCGACCGCCAACAAGATAGACAACACGCGAACGTTGGACGGTATGCAGTCGGACACATGGGACAAGATCAAGGTCACATGGTCGTATTCCGCCGACATGGATTCAGACTTGGACGGAGGAACACTCAGTATGACGTTCGAGCATGTGGAGTGA